AGGAGCAACAGGAGCAACAGGAGCAACAGGAGCAACAGGAGCAACAGGAGCAACAGGAGCAACAGGAGCAACAGGAGCAACAGGAGCAACAGGAGCAACAGGAGCAACAGGAGCAACAGGAGCTACCGGAGCTACCGGAGCAACAGGAGCCACTGGAGCAACAGGAGCCACAGGAGCAACAGGAGCTACCGGAGCCACAGGAGCAACAGGAGCCACCGGAGCAACAGGGGCTACCGGAGTAACAGGTGCTACAGGAGCCACAGGAGCAACAGGAGCCACAGGAGCTACAGGATTTATTAGTGCAACAGGATCAAATTACAGTGATTATGTATTTTGGAATGGAAGTTCATGGGCAGTTGGAAGTACTGCTGTGCATATCGGAGCAAACGCTGGACAAACAGGTCAAGGTGCAAATGCTATAGCAATTGGTACAAACGCTGGACAAACAGGTCAAGGTGCAAATGCTATAGCAATTGGTACAAACGCTGGACAAATCGGCCAATCTGCAAATAGTATTGTATTAAATGCAACTACTACAGCCATTAATGGGAATACTGCAGGATTTTATGTAAGTCCTCTTCGAGGTATAACCGGTGTAACTGGTGTTATGTCCTACAATAATGCAACTAACGAGATTACTTTTGATCCATCATCTAAATCTTTTATTATCGATCATCCAACAGATGAAAATAAATACTTGGTGCATGCATGTTTGGAAGGTCCCGAATCAGGTGTGTATTACAGAGGTGAAGGAAAAATAACAGACGACAAATTTACTATTATTGAATTACCTTCCTATGTAAATGCATTTGCAACAAATTTTACCACGCATATCACTCCTATCTTTAACAAAGAGTGTGCTCAATCCAGAGTATATGAAGCGAGTCGCATCGAAAACGGTTCTTTTACAGTACATGGACCCAATGGCGAATTTAGCTGGATTGTGTATGGAAAACGATTATCTGTTAATGTAGAACCTTTAAAATCTTCTGTTGAAGTAAAAGGATCTGGACCCTATAAATGGATTTAATTTTAAAATAAATATTTTTTTACAAATTTAATAATTTAATTTATAAAAAAAATAAAATTATTATGATCGCTTCTTCCAGCTAGCACCACCTTGTTGCTGGTTTTGATTCGTAGTTGGGCTTGGACTTGGGCTTGGATTTAGTATTTCAACCTCTTGTAATTTTCCGCATGTTTTTGTAGGAGGATCAAAACTTACTAAACCAGGAGTTACACCATCCGACTCCTTTACTTGATATTTGCTATAAATTTCGCTAAAAAAGAATAACAATATAAAAATAACAAGTGTTGCAACTGCTGCAGCCGCACCAAAACTAGCTACCATATCCATAATCAAATAAAAAGAAAGAATAAACATAATTATTCGTCTATTAAATTTTAGAACATCAAAAAAAAGTGAGCTTATACCATATGGTTTTTCACCATTATCAGTTTTTACGGTACTTTTTAACGTAAAAGGAAAAAAAAAAGAATATATTACTGCGATTGGAGTCAAAAACCATCCAACAAGTAACGGAATCAAATAGAAAAAAAAAGCAGCAATAATTTTCCACCAATTCTGAAACTCCCAAATATCTTTACTCTTAGAATAGTCCCAAATAGTCATATTTTCATCATCACTTAATTTGCGTGGAAGACAGAATACATACAGATTCGCTAATACTAAATAAAAAACATAAAAAAAATCGACAAACCATAATCCGAAATAAATAAAAATAAGAATAAAAGGGGTCAAAAGAACAATTAATATTTCTGGCAATAGACTATTGATGGTTTGATAAACAAAATTAATAATTGAAAAATTTAATGCAAGAATATTTTGCATCATTAAACCAATATATAATTTTATTTGATTCGATTTGGGACCTTCTGTTAAATTTCGAAACCACCTAAAAAATGTACTATTTGTCATCATTTTTATATTGTCTTCGATCGAAAATGTCATTTTTGTAGAAGTTGTGTCATTGCCATTTTTTCCAATGTTTATATTTGTTTCCACGGCCTCTGTAGAAAAGGTTGGAATTACACTTGTATAAGGTGCAAACTCTACACACGTAGGAAATAAGTTTGTTTGAGCTGCGCGACATGTATAAAGAGCCCCTGTACCAAAAATAATGATAATACCCAAATTTATAAATTGCATTGCAATCTTTCCTATAACTGCAACTTTTGTATTCGATGTATTATTTTGATTTTCTATTTCTTTTTTCTTTTCATCGATTGATGCCATATTGTTATAATCTATTTATATAATTTTTTTCTCTTATAAACCATGTTGTTTTCTTTTCTTAATAATATAATAGAATACTCTTACTTTCATGAAAAAAATACAATTACTTTACGTCCTTCTTTTTATTGGTTTAGCAGTTATTTTATTTGCTTGTATTTTTTATGTAATGTCGAATAAAGTTGAATCTTTTATTACCAATGACATCAACGGACCTAATTATAGCCACACTGTGGATCAACCAATCAATACAACGATTTCTTGCAAAAATATGTGCGGTCCCTTGGCTAGATGTTCTATAACAGGAGAACAATGTACGTCTGACGTTGATTGTTACGGCTGTCAAAAAGAATCAGAACCATCAAATATTATGTTTAGCTCCAATATTCGCGGACAAAATGATGCCGGGAAAGAAACCACTCAAGTGACACCTACCTATTCTACTCTAACCACAGACATTGGAACACATGCAAAATTATATAATAAATTACTCATTGATCCACCACAGTACTACCAAGGCGAAAATACATGGCGTAAAAAATTTGACAATGGAGAAATCTTTTACGATAAACGATTTTATCCAGGGAAACAAGAATTTATGCCTGTTTATCCCGAAAGGAAAACATTATCTGGACAATTTAAAGACGATGGACCTCTAGCAGCAAATGCTTATTTATAGGTTTGTTGTAATTCAGAATCTCTCTGTTGTTGTAACTTTTCAATCGTCATACCTTCTGGCGCCCTCCCTTTTTTGTAATCAAACTCATCTTTTGGTGTAGTAATTATATCAGAATGATTCAATGGAACATAATTATGCATTTGTCTTAATCCCCCATTTCCTTTTGTAGTCAATTCTTCAGAATCCATATCTAGAAAACTAAAGTTATCAGAAGCAATTCCTCCAAAACCTCCACCTCCTCCTAAAGAAAATGCCATAGGTTCCATATTATTTTGCGTTGCTTGTTTAGTGACAATTTCTTGACTTGGTTTTAAATGATTGTAGATATGATCTCCATATAATACCTGAAAATTATTGTTTAATAAAAGCAATGCCGGTACTTTGGTAACATTTTCAGGCATAACAATTTTTTGACCATTTTCTAAAACAATATTAATTTTACCATCTGGAGCTTTCACCCTTTTGTCGATACAAATAAAATGAATTGTTTTGCTTACTTGTGTTTTAGAAAGAGTCTGCAATATTTTTTTTGAATGCTCGCAAAAATTGCTATAATAAAGTATAGAAGTCATTATTATTCTATAATAAGTTTATTGGAAGTATATTTAAACTCATTTTTGAAGATTTTGCTAAAAGGCTGATAAAAAATTGATAAAAAAATAAATAAAAAATTGATAATAAAAATAGTAAATAAATAGATTGTACTATAATAGAATATGAACCCCAAGATCGAAAAAGTCTCTGATGCAGATGGCACGCTTCGTTTTACCTTATCTGGTGTTAATGTAAGCATTGCAAATTCACTTCGTCGAACCATTCTTTCGGATATTCGTCAAGTTGTTTTTAAAACAGCGCCCTACGAAGAGAACAAGGCCAATATTACTATCAACACAACTCGTCTGAATAATGAAATTTTGAAACAGCGCCTAAGTTGTATTCCGATCCATATTCAAGATTTGGAAATGCCTTTGCAAAATTATGTCGTAGAAGTAGATGTGGAAAATCAATCAGATAACATCATATATGTTACAACAGAACAGTTTAAAATTAAAAATATTACAAGAGATGAATATTTGTCGGAAGAAGACACAAGAAATATCTTCCCTCCAAATTCTTATACAGGATATTTCATTGATTTTGTAAGACTTCGTCCAAGAATTTCAGAAGGCATACCTGGAGAAAGAATTCAATTAACATGCGAGTTGTCTATTGGATCAGCAAAAGAAGATGGCATGTTTAATGCCGTTTCGACTTGCTCTTATGGTTATACTATTGATGAAGAAAGATCAGTTGAAATTCTTTCACAAAAACAACAGGAATGGAAGGATGAAGGAAAAACAAAAGAAGAGATAGCTTTTGATTCAAAGAACTGGACATTATTAGAGGGCCAACGTGTTGCTAAAAAAGACAGTTTTGATTTTATCATTGAAACAATAGGAGTATTTGAAAATGCACAGCTTGTTAAAACGGCGTGTTCTATTTTAATTGACAAAATGAAAGAATTGAGTGATACCATGGGAAAAGATAATTTACAAATGGAGCCATCTATTAATACTATGAAGAATAGTTATGACGTCATTTTAGAAAACGAAGATTATACTGTTGGTAAAGTATTGGAGTTTATGATGTATGCCAAATATTTTGAAGATGCAAAGACTCTCACTTTTTGCGGATTCAAAAAAATGCATCCACACGACAGCGACAGTATTTTAAGAATTGCTTTTGTAAATGAGACTGATAAGGCTGCAATTAAGCAAAATCTACAAACCTGTATCGATGAATCTATTATTATTTATCAAACCATTATGTCAAAATTTTAGATGTAGATGTAGATGTAAAAGAATTCAAACAAAAAAGTAGGGTATCTGGTTTCAAACGATTTACATAGTCTTTTACCACTTTTCGACAAACATTTCCTTTTTCTAATCTTAGTTGGTCCATATACATAGAATGTAAATTCTGCAAATGTGATTGATATATTTTTATCACATTTTCTTTTTTAATTTGTTTTTTTACATGACACGCAATATATTGTCTATGTAATTCATGCGAAAATTCATGAATGTAACTGCGAAACTTGGAAAATTTTATTGTATTATTTGGATTTGGATTCATTTGTAAAAAATCCTTGATCTTTCCATAATGTCGCAAATATAAATATTTATACAATTCCTTTTCACCAGCTCCTTTTATTTGTTTTACATATTGATATGCTGGATTCAATAATTTGGTACGATGATATGTTTTCAGATTTTTGATGACAACCCCTTTACAATAGTATGGTGTAGTTATAGATGCATATTTTTGTTTCATCTCATCATAAGATAAAAAATCATACAAGGCAGGAAACTGCACAGTTGTAGTTTTCCAATATTCACAATACCGCGTCTTATTTTGATCTAATGGAAAGACAAGAATGGACTTGTCTGGTGTTTGCAAAATTTCATACATTTCAATCAAGTAGAGCGCTGGATTTGTAAATGAAGACGAAATATCTTGATGTTGCATAACAAAACTATAACTATATAATGGATTCAACTGACGAACATCTAGATTCACATATTGAATTGTTTCTTTAAATAGAGAATAATATGTTTTTTTTCCGCAAAGAATAGTAGCACCCACAGAATTTCTCGTGGCGATTTCCCAATCGCCTGCCAAATTTAGTGTAGGATTCCAAAAAACATTGATCATAACTCCATCTACAAACTCTTCAGCAATAATATCTGAAGTATTTGATGGATACCTTGATAAAAATGTAGTATAGGACAATGCTTTTGGTGGTGCAAACCCAATTGCAAGCAATTGGCTATTTAATACAAGACATTTTAATAGTCCAACTGTGCTAATAAGATCTTCTGTAAGCAAATATTTATTGTAACGAATTAACGTATAATATTCATTATTTTTTGTTTTGAATATTATTTTGTTTAGCTTTAGTGTTTCGCTTGCATCGTTTTTAACTAACTGACTAAACTCAGGAATATTGTTTATATGAAATACAACTCCTATATCCATGAATAGATAACTATATAACGCTTTAACCTTTTTTTACAGGATTCCATTTTTTATAGGATTCCATTTTTACATTTATAGATTGATAAAAATTTCTACCATAAATATAGGATAATGTCTCAAAACGAATTAGAAGATCCATCTGATGAAGAAGTAATGGAATCGAAAGAAGATAAAAAAGAATCGGTAATTTTACAATTGGGAGATGTTATCCGTTTAGAAGCACCAACCAATGAAATATTGAATAATATTACTTTTATTGTTGATTACATTGATTCATCCTTGATAAAATTGGTGAATGTTGAAACGTATCAAATGCTCTCTCTAACTATACATGATGATGGTGTGTTGGGTGATGGCTCTATTACAGGAGTTATATTATTGTATCGTAATGATAAACTCGGTTACGCCAGACAAAATAATTTATTACCCGGAACATGGGTAAATTTATATTTTGGCGGCGAATTACCCATTATTATTAGTGGCGAAATAACAAATTTAGAAGAAGATATGATTGAAATTAAAACATATCCTGATAATGATGTTATTTATATGAATTTTGGATATAAAGGACTGCCGCTGGATATTCCGATTGAAAGCATTGAAATACGAGAACCTCCTGAAAAAATTGTAGAGATCGAACCATTAAAAAGCGTAGAAAGAGAAAGTGAAAGCGTAGAAAGAGAAAGTGAAAGTAAAGAAAAAGGACTCGACGGAAAAAGAGTAGTGCTCAATGAAATTGAAGAGGACTTGGCGGTAAATGTACCGCTTGTAAATGTAAAAGATCAAATAAGAGAATTTATTATACGCGCAAATGATATTCAATTTGGTGAAGAATTTGGAACTATTACCCAATATGAATACGTAGATGCATCTCAAAAAAGATTTACTATTGAAGCACAAACCAATGATTTACTAGATGAAATGTTATCAACCGTGCCGAATGTGCAAAGAACAACAAGCGTCTTGAATACAATTCATACTATGATTGAAAGATTCAAACAACTTCGATTGCAATTTTCAGAAGTGGATGCACATGGAAATATTTTATCTTCTATTAAAAAAGGAGTTGAATGGAAACCATTATTACATAATTTGAAATCATTTAAAACATCATTAGCATGGTTGTTACCAGTTGCAAAAAATATAAAAAAAATATATGATGATATTCCGGCTGAAGACGCTGATTATTCTGATATCATTTTGTTAAATATTACCAATGATATAAAAGATATTAAAAATGTTATGAATCAATACAAATCAAATGATTTTCCCGACGAACAAAATAAATATATTACTATGATGAATGAATTGGACCCTTATTTTACGCCATTTCAAGAACCAAATGCAGAGTCTGAAAATATAATATATCAAACTGCTGTGCAAACAGATATTACTGCAATTTTGGATAATTTAACTGGTTTTGAATCCTCTGTGATCAACCAAGATATGATTAGTACCAAGAAATTTGTTATACAAAAATACAATTTAGGTTTAAAACGATTAGAAACGGATCAAATGACCGGAAGTAAAATGATAACTCACCTTGTAGATCTAACAAAACCTGATATATTGGCGCTTTCTTCCATTACCATGTTGTCAGAACCAGTCATTCGTTATTCAAGGATTGGATTACCTTGTACAAATATATTGGATAAATCCAATTTAAATATGACGCCCTTAAATTATTGGCAACTTTTAACCAATAACACATCTATGAAAAATATTATTATAGATAATTTGGATGAAAAACTCACTTTAGATGAAGACGATTTTGTTCAAGGTAATAAAAATTATGTATTTTCATCTCCCGAGTATAATGTTGAACTCTATACCCAGTTTTTATCAAAATTTATACCCAAAACGAGAGTGTTATTCAATATGATCAAAAAATATATTCATGGAAAACTCTCTTTAGTTGATGTGGTGAGTACATTAGAACCATTTTTAATTTACATAGATGATATAACGTTTAAACAATATGAAGAAATAAATCAATTTATTATTGAAAAGATTGCAGAATATAACACTCGATTTGCAAAGAGAGGAAATGAGTTTAATTTGCTCAAACGTATTTCAAAAGAATCGGTTCCTCCTTCAAATACAAGAATTACAAAATTAATACATGATCCAACAACATTTTCTGATGTCTTTGAAAAATATGATTTTGCAAAAACTGAACATATCAGCAATTCTGAGACAATATTACAATTAACAAAGGATGATTGCTCTAGATTATATGATAGCGCTCTTTCTTTGGAAAACTTGCATCTTATGATTCCTGAAAATATTGATCAATTTATTGATGAAGAAAGAGACGTGTTAAAAACCAAAATAGAAAAAGATGAGGCTGCCGATGTCTGTAAAACCTATGTACTCGCAAAGCAATATAAAAGTCTAGAAGAGCTAGAAGCGGACAATGATAGGACGATTTATTTTGATAAAAAATATGACAACACACTTTACAGTATTCTAGATGAATACAAAAAAGATCAAATGATGAAAACTCCAGAGGAGTTTAAAGAATTTTTAATAGACAAGCTTGTTAAAAAACACGGCGCCACTCCTCGATATGCGGATTTATTTGCAACTACATTGATACACGGAATAAAACGTGTAGAAAATGGTCAATACGCAACAATGTACGATAATGATTCAGAAATAGCAGCGTATATATATTTTAAACGTGAAAATAATAAGTGGGTTCGTGATACAAATGTTAGTGAAGATATGTTGTCAAATGACACCACATTTTTGTGCAATTTTCAAGAAAATTGTGTGGAAGTTACTAAAAAATACGACGCCGTTTGTCAATCGGAAAGTGTCAATAAAAAAACACTGGTTCAGAATGCATTGAAAGAAATGGCCAATCAATTTGATAAAACATATCATACAAGTAAAGCTCAGCTTGAAAAACAGTTACAGAACGCATTTGAATATAATTTGACTATTTTTGACACATTGCGAAATATTGAAATCGAAAAAAAATACAAATATAATTTTCAGCAAGTAAGATTGGGATTAAAAGTAGATGAAGAAGGACTAGAACAAGTAGTCAGTCCTTATAAAAATATCCGCGATATTATTTTAGGTCAATCAGACTTTGTTAAAAAACAAGGCGATATTGTCAAGTTTTCTATGCGTTATACGAGAGAGGCTATAAGATCAGCGAATGAAGACGAACACTGGCGATATTGCATAGAAACAAATACAAAATTATTGCCGTTATTTTTGTATGAGCTCGCTGGAGTATGGTGCGAAACGCCGGATGAATATTCAAGAAAGATGGATTTACTAATAAAAGAAATTGGTGCGCTCAGTGACGATGGCGATTCCTGGGTCGATAAATACAGCGGTTATGTCATTAAACAAATCGACTTTGATATTGATGAAGGTTATGAAGAAGGTTATAAAGTAAATACGCGAAGTGTTTTGGAAAAAGACGCGGGATCAGGCATGTTCGAGGCTAAAAAAGTATTGAATGATTCACCAATGACTAAAATGATCAATAATATTATTAATGCGGTTGCTGGATTTATGGGAATTTCAATAGAAGATCAAAAAGAATTTATTATTAAAGTGGCTTCAACAGAAATCCTCGCCCAGCTTCCATCGGAGTCATCTTATAAAACAAAAATCGACGAAATGGCAAAAAAGGGAAAAGTAATTGCATCTTATAAACAGGTTTATAATTTAACTGTACTTTATATTACTTTAGGTGCTCTACTTATTGGTATTCAAACAAGTATTCCATCCGTAAGAACGAGAAAAACTTTTCCTGGATGTGTGCGTTCTTTTGACGGATTTCCGTTTCAAGGGAATGGTGATTTCAGTGCCATGCAGTATATGGCATGCGTCGTGTATAAGATACGAAATAAAACTGATCCATGGTCGGCTCTTGTCAAATCAAAAGAAGAAACTGTGTTTGAAAAACTAAAAGCATTTACCGAAACCTATTTACTACAAAATGAAGATGTCGTCAGAAAAATGCAAGAAAAAACAGAATATTTATTGACAAATCCTCCGGCTTCGATACCTAAAGAACATGAATTATCTACATGGTTAGGATTTTTACCACCGCTTGTACGAATTGCGTTAAAACCTTTCCCTCAAAATATTTCCAAAGCATTCAAAGATAAATTGATGCAAGAGTTTAAATCTGGAGCTAGATCACAGCGTGAAAATATTCTAGTCATCGAGTCAAAAATAATACAGTTTTCTCTCGCTATTCAGGAAAAAATACAAACTATTTTGGATAAAAAGAAGCTTCTTCTGACAAATGCAGCAAATGAACCTTTTTTGGAAAATGCTTGCTGCAATGAAAGAGAAAAGGGGACTGAAACTGTCATTCAATATTTTGAAAAGGAGGACAAGGATATTAAACTCTTTAATACTATTGTAAAAGATTTATCGCATTTATTATATGATATTCAAAGAGTATCAAAAGCACCATTTTTTCTTAGTCGTGTTAATACCAAAAAAGATTATCCCGCATCGTCAAATGATTTCAATGAAGATACCATTTATCAAGCATTTATAGTGTTGTGTAAATTTAATACCGCTGTCCCCATTACACCTGACTTGATTGCGGTTTGCACAGATAAACCGGATTATTTGAATCTATCGGATTCCATTGCAGAAAAAATTCGCAAGCTAAAAGAAGATGGAAGAAATTATACAAATGAGTCCATGCTGCGTTTAATTCAAGTGATATCAAAAAATAATATTATTAATATCCACTTTGATGAACACACTCAAACACTTATTCAAAAATTGCGGGATGTATTGGAAACTATTTCTCGAGAAGAGGATGAAGTGGTTAATAAAAGTTTGGTCCAACATATTGAAGCAACGCTCGATACATTTGAGATTGGAGTAGAAAGCGATTCCGAAGAGATGAGATCTCTCAAAAATTATGCAAGCAGATCGAATACAGAAATGAAGAAAGAAATTACAGAGTTTCTTGAAAAAAATAGTGGTCTTTCTAAAAAAAGAATGAAAGACGTGGCGTATTTTATAGAAAATATGGCTCTATGGGAAACAACTGATACTTGGAGAAATCAAACAACAACGATATCGGATGATGCTACGTATAATTCTCTACAATTCATGAAAGAGTATATGCAAAATATGATCAAGGTATTTCCAAAAATAATTTTAGACAGGGTAGATTACCAAAATATACAGTTGCCCAGATATTGGGGGCTTTCAAATCGACATATGGAGGATATTAAACAATCCATATTAGAATATTATGGAAAACTGCGCACCTTTTATGATAATATAGTTTTGAAAAATGTATTGCAAACTATTTCATCTAAATGTGACCGATTACTGATGCTTGCTTTAGAAATACCCTATCTCTCCGAAATTACATGGAAAGATAAATCAATGCATTCTATTTTCGACAAAAGAACGGTAACACTTTTGATGGAAAACTTTTTCTTACAGTCATTGATGGAATATATACATTTAGCTAATAATCCTGATATGATAGTGCGAACTATTGCTTTTGAACCAGATGAGCAATTTTTGACGCTGGAAGAGATGGAAGATAGAGAACAAGGATTGTCAGCAATGCCTGACGTGTCATTATCAGTTGGAGAACAAAAACAGTTACGTGTAAAGGTAAGCGAACTATTAATTAGTTTTTTAACAATTATGGAGGATCATAAAGATATTGTAGATTTAAAATATGATCGTGTTATGGACTTGGTTTTCAAAACAAAAGAGAAAGAGAAGGACACATTTACAGATAGATTAAAGGCTTTAACGGATGAAGAAAGAGATGCAGATACTATTTTAAAAATTAACAAATTGGGAGTTTGGAGCAAAGGTTTGCAAAAAGGACTAACTACATATATGAAAGAAACATACGACGAAGAGAGAGATTTCGCAGAAAAATTGGCTGAAATAGAAAATAAGGTAAAACGAAATAAAAATGTTACTGAACAAAACTTGGAACAATATGTGGAAGATTTTATGGAGGAGCAAGAAGTTGGACAACAAATTGATCATGAGGAATTTAATATAGGTGGTTTAACGGAAGATTATATGAATGGCGATTATTTTGGTCAAGAAGAAGAACACTTTGATGACTATAATTAACGTTACTATATTATAAAAATATTTCTATTTCTATAATAAGAATATTGATGCATCGAGAATTCATAAGAAAAAATCCTGTAGCTGTGTCTATTTTTGTATTTTTAGTCATTTTTATTCCTATTCAACTATTTAAACCAGCATTTTTATATAATACTGATGGAAGCATACGGTATTTTGGTGTCGGGTATAAAAACAAAACGATTCTTCCAGTGTGGCTATTTTCTATTATTTTAGGAATTCTTTCTTATATTTTTGTATTATATTATTTATCCAGACCAGCATTGTTCTAATTTTTACTAGGTTTTACAGTGCTTTTACTATTTTTTGTCTCATAAAAATGCGTTTATATATAATAATTGTTTTATATATGAACCAAAGTATTGATTTTGTTATTCCATTACACAAAAATAATATTATTTTTAGAACTACAATTGAATCAATTGTTGAAAATTATAAACCAACAAATATTTATATAATCACGAATGCAAACAGTATTCAAGAAATATGCAATCATTATAAAGAATGGAATATAGCTTCAACAAATCTTTTTTTTGTAGATGAATCTACTTTTTTTCTTGAAAAATTTCACATGCATAAAGATGACATTGAAAAAATGTATTCTTTTATAGATGAGAATTCGAGAGAGTTTGGATGGTGGTATCAACAAATATTAAAATTAGGAGCATTTCAAATAATCAAACATTTGTCCAACCCATATATTGTTTGGGATTCGGATCTTATTGTTTTAGATAGATGGGAATTGTACCCTTGCGAAACAGTGCCTTTTTTTCAGTTTGCTATTTTACAAGAGAATGCAAAAAATCAATGGAATCAGGATGAATATTATAACTCTATTAAATATTTATTAGGGTTAGATGCGGCAGAACCGGAAAAGGGGACATTTGTACCACACCATTTTATTTTTTACCACACTATTTTATCTTCATTTTTTCTTGAAATAGAAAAAAAACATGAGATGAATTGGATTGAATGCATTATGAGATTATCAAAATCTCATTACCGTTTTAGTGAATATAAATGTATTGCAACATACATGAAATCCGCATTTGCTGAATATTTACATTATCACACTTTTGATGAATATGGAAAACGTGGAATACGCTATCGAAATTGTGAAGAGATTCTTTCAAAAATTTATGAATATTGTCTTGTTGATAAATATGGTCTCTCTTATTCAGAAATGAATCATTTCATAAATAATTATTATCATGTAAAACCATCTTATATTCAATTAGAACATGTTATTTAATGAGAATAAATTGTTGATTGAGCTGCCGCATTTTCATCTTGTACTGCTTTTTGTTGTTCTTGGAAAATTTGTTGATTTGCATTTAGGGATGCTATATCTTGGTTGCAGGCTCTTGTTGAAATATTATATTGAACAATCGACGTCAAAAGAATGGCAGTATAAATATACCACATAGCTTCTCCAACATTATCTCGTAAAACAACGAGATTCAACAGTTTTTGTTCTAATTCTCCCGCTGCATTTACATCTTTTTGATATTGTTCTTTCATTAAAGGTGTTAAAATACCCCAATATTGCATAAAATTGGAAGGAACTATTTGATTAATAAGCAGCGACATATTTCCTGTTAATTTAATAATAGCAGATGCTGCATTTTCTAAAGCATCTCTTTTTTTAGTATCTCCGCCTGCAGCATCTTGAATAGGTTGATTTACATCAGTTTCAACAAGAAGGTCGGATAAAATAGTATTTGCTTGACTGCTTACTACAAAATATCCGATTACATTGGAAAAAGCGGATTTCCATCCAGGAAAAATAACGAGAACTGTAATAACAACACCAAATATGAGAACCCATGGTATAAAAGTGAGCAATGCTGCGGAACCAATATTTTGACTTACACTTCCACCACATGTACTAATAATTGCACCAATATTCGCACCAAATTGTGTTAGTACTACGATCAAAAAATAAATTAATAACTTTGTATAAAGCCCTTTTTGATAAGATAAATATGCGGATTCATCTTGTAGTATAGCAGGGGTTAATTGGGGTCCCTTAAGAACGAGAAAATAAAATACAGTTGCAATAATAAATATCAAGAGAGAAAGATATGAGCTGCCCATATAAATAGCAATGTATATTTTTTTTTACTGATGACCCAATTCATCTTATTTCTGGTTTTCCTCTTTTGTAATCGTAACTTTTATAAAAAATTTTACTAGTAATATAATAACAAAATAATATGAATATGGAAAAGCCAACCCTTGTCGAACCGGGTGTTAAATATTTTTTGAAGGAAACGTTGAAACAATGCAAAGAATTTAAAAATAAATATAATAATTTACTTTTTAATATTGGTTTATGTCTTGGGTTTTTTTTAATTTTAGGATTAGTACTACTATATAAATACAAAGGGAAATTGACTCCTGTAGAAAAAGAAGAAAAAAATAAAGAAAAACAGCAATATATTTTGACGAAAATAAAAAACTTTCAAGACGCGAAGCGAATAGCTCAACAAGAATTAATTACAGGGCTACCACATTGGGGGAAATGATTTTTTTATGTAAATTTGGAAGAATAACAAAATAAATATATGATCTTACATTAAGGAGTTAAAATGAGTTATGAATTTAAAGATGCATTAAATACTTATTATAGTTTAAAACAACAATATGAAAAAGAATTTTCCAAACAAAAAATGAAAATAATAAAACAACGAGAATTAAGCTGGAAAGAAAAACGTGTCGAATTTCTAAAATTGAAACAAAAATGCATCAATTGTAAAAGGCCGGTTGGAACCATTTTTTCTACAAAAAAGGATACTGCTGAATTTGATAGACGTCTTATTGCTATTTGCGGAGATCGTACGGATCCATGTCCATTGAATATTGATTTGAATGTAGGCTTCATGATCAACATAGTAGATTCAATACATACCGATGAAAAAGATATAGAAAATTATAAAAAAGATATTATCAATAAAAAGAATGATCTATTATTCGGTTATATTAGTTCAGAAGAAGCAGTAAAGGAGTTTGACGAAATAAAAGAAAATATTTCTGCGCTAGCATCAACATATGAATATACTGTAAAATTATATCTAAATGCGGTTGATAACAAAGAGAAAAAAACTGAGCTTAAAAAGACACAATCTGAATTATTCTTACAAATTTCAAATTTTAAAAAGATAATAGACGACTACGAAAAAAGTGAAGATATTCAATTTATATCAGACGCCATTGAATTATATATACAAGCAATTTTACCAAATGCCATTAAAATAAGAGATTTAACATATGAATATTCTGCTGTAGAATATAATGAAGAAGATAATATATACTCTCTTATACAAAAACCAGTAACTCTGGAGCAGCTAGAATATAATTTTGCCACAGACCCTGTAGAAATTGTATCCATGAAAATGGGTATCGAAAAATCGCAAAAAAAAATCGTGAAAACCGCGGTTGAAGCTATTCCAGAAATAAAAAAAAAGAAAGCGCCTGTTAAATTGGTGATCCAAGAAGAAAAAGAACAAGAAGATGAAGAAGAAGATGAAGAAGATGAAGATGAAGAGTTTAGGCCAAGAATTACGATTCAACCAACACTATTAAAAGATGGTACTATTGCTGCAACAGAAGCGGAAAGACTCGGATGGAAGATTGAATCGGATAAAACGAAATTAATTGTCAGAAATCCAACCTCTGGCGAAACATACGAAGTTACTGAAGGAGTCTAACTCCACATATTTCAAAAGTTCTTTATTGCAATTCTTTATTGTATTTCTTTATAACATTTAAAAAAAATAGCATTATACATTATATATGATTAGTAAGTACATATCTATTCCTGTATTTTTGATCAGTTTCGCTATTGGCATCTTTGCAATATATATTTTAGGAGCAGATACAAAAACGGTTTATATCTATCCTACTCCAGAAAATATAGGAAAAGTACAATATAAAGACCATGCCAATAATTGTTATTCATATACATCAAATGAAGTTTCATGTCCATCTGATATTTCACAGATTAGTACTATTCCTATACAAAATTAAATGGGAATTAGGGAAAAACTTGTTAAAAAAACTTGGTAAAAAAACTATTATATGCATTATATAAGTAATGAATTTATCCAAATTTTTACACACAAAATCTGGTAAATATATCATGTCCGTCATTCTGGGATTTGGTTTAGCAACTCTTTTTAGGGTAGCATGTAAAGATAAAAACTGTATTATAAAATATGCACCAAAATCGGAAGATATTGATGGTAAAACATATAAATTTGATAATAAATGTTACAACTATTCGAAATCTGTGCAAAAATGCAATTCGGCATTGGAAACTATTTCTGGATAAAATTCGTAATTATTGTAATTCAACCTTCTTACAATAATTATATGACTGATACAACAAGTATTTTAGATCTACCAACGGATCCCACTGGCGGAGGATCTATCAATGGCAATGTCAGTTTTAGTGCAACTGAAACACATAATCAAGAAAATGCGAATACTAGTATGGGCGGAGGCGTCGCTTTAGATCAAACAACGATCAATCAAATTGTAACAGGATTACAACAAGCAAGTGTCTCAGGTTTAACCCAGTTGCAATCTAGAGATATTCCACAAAATTCAAGTTCTATTATGCAAGATCCAGAAGTTCAACCGAATTATATCCCCCCTGCACCAAAAAAAGAAGACTATATTCAAAATTATGAAGATAATGACATCATTATTCAAAATTATAAAAAACAAACATCTATTCATGATACATTGGATGAGACGTATGATGAAATTCAAATGCCACTATTAGTCGTTATTTTATACTTTATTTTTCAAATGCCAATTGTAAAACGATATGTATATAAATATGGACCTGCACTTTTTTCAAAAGATGGAAATACAAACATTTATGGTCTTATTTTTATGAGCATTACATTTGGAATTATTTATTATATATTATCGAAAACAATCAAGCATTTTTCTTAGGTAAATAATCCACCTCGTCCTCTCTTTCGCGTTTTCCCCTGACCCGTCCTTTTCTTTTTTGTCGATGTTTTTGCTCGTTTCATTCCTTTTTTTTGCTTTTCACTTTGATCTGAGCCTTCTTCCGCTTGTACTGGACGATATCGCAAAAACCACTCTTCGTATTCTTTTGTATTTTTTGCATTCTTTAATTCAATAAATTTTGCAGCTTTTTCGGCTCGCATTTCTTCTAGTGTTTCTTGATGACCGTAACAATTTATACTAAAACGTTTTAAAAGTCCCTTTTGTTTCAATCTATTTTTTTGCTGAACAGTGAATAAATATTGTGCCATGCATAAAATTCGATCATTATCATAATAATTACGGCCTGAATATAAAAATGCCAAATAAAAACTCAACATGGTATCGATAGTTGCAATCTTTACTTGTTGGCGTCCGATAGTAATAATATTGTAGCTATGACATGCAATTGGTTTATAAATAAATGCTACTGTATCAGCCCCTACGTTGATTTGATAATGTGGTGCAACAATCTCTCCAATGGCGGGTTTTGATATAATTTTAACATTTTTGATTCCTTCATCTTGCAAACGTTCTTTTAAAATTTGAGCAGTCATTTGAGGTTCCACAGATAAAACATCAAAATCAGCAACCTTTTGCAAACGTTTTTTAAGTTGATGCGGCATATACTCGGAATACAATGAAATTGCATAGCCTCCAAAAAATACGACACCCTGATCAATAAACGTATTTTTTACAGTTTCATAAATTAATTCTGCGTTATTTTTTTTTTCCATTGCTCGCTGAAAATCAATGGATTCGCAATGATGCGCTTTCAATGGATAGTTTTTATTAAGAAGTGTTAAACGTTTCAAGACTTTTTCCCATCGACTTGTATCTCCAGCAGGCCGCGATAATTCTAAAAACATGGACATTCTTAAAAAATTGGCAGGAGCATAATAAATTCCAGCAACTCGAATGGCGTCTTTTTTAATCGCTTTATAAATATCTGTATGCAAAGCCGTTATATCAGCAACTGGTATAAAATTGACAAATACTTTATATGTTCCTGCATGGACGCCAGGTTTGGCTTCTACTTCATCAAACCCACTTTTATAATATATATCTGTTAATTCTTTTGCATCTTGTAATGCATTAGGACTATAAAAATCATAATCTGGTATTTCAACCTCCTTGTCATAAAATTGATCTTGTTTTGGCAAAATATTATTAATTGCGGTTCCTCCGTAACAAATCAGCTTTTTTCGTCTTAAAAAATTCTCTACGATACTTATAATTTTTTTCACCTCGGGAGAATTTGCCGTCATTTTTCCAAGACGCGTTTCTGCTTTATCTACTGCTGCGCGTAGAATAGCCAATTCACATTCTTGAAAATTCATAGTTTTATTACAAATTTCTTCTTTCATCTTTTTCTTTATATTATCATAAGATGATATAAAAATTTATAGGTTGCTTTATCATTTTTATAATAAAATAACATTAATCACTTCCAAAAAAAGCTCCTTTACCCAATCCAAAATCACTTAGACGAGTAATAGTTTCTTTGTGACCTTTCATTGTTTCTTGAATTAAATCTTTGATGGATAGCATTCCCACAAACTTGGGATTCTTGTCATCCACAATAAGCAAATGACGAATATCCTTAAATAACATTTTGTTCATACATGTGTCCAACGAATCTGTAGTTTTGCCAACAATAATATTTGGACTAAATGTGCAAATATCTTTTACAAAAAGTCCTGTATGATTTTTGTCTAGTGCTGCAACCTTGTTAATATAATCACGCTTTGAAACCACCCCTATAACTTTATTCTCAGAATTTGTAACTGCCAAACAGCCAACGTTCAATGCGGAAAATCTCTTCACCGCTTCACTCACTGAACTATCTTCGTGGATTTTAAAATCTACCTTCTTATAACAAGAATTTTGAAATACTCCCAATGCGGATCTTTTTTCAAAAGATGATGTAGTAGCAAAACGCGTTATTATTCTTCGTGCAAGCATTTTCATATAATTTTAACTTGTGTTTAATACACTTTCAAATATATTTTAATACCATTCGTGCATAACAATAGTATTAAAATATGCAATTCAATTATTGTATTTTATCATAGTAATAAATACACTATTTCTAATTTTTAAATATGTCTTACATACTCGGCATAATCATATGTGGAACAGTTGCAAGCCAAACAAATTTATGTGTTAATTGCCAAACAATTCCGAAAACAATAGCATGTGTAGCAGCTACTGTTATTTTATTAGCGTTGGGAGGCAAGCGCAAAAGAACACCCGGCGTCAAAAGAAAAAAAAGAAGTACAATGTACAGAGTAAAAATCCAATCCATCGTTATATACTTAGGGTAGAAGATAATATATTATATTAAATATTATTTTAATTATTCTATTTTTTAATTTTTCAATTATTGTAGGAGGTAAAGGTAAATGTTATTTGATTTTTGGATGAACTGACTACTAAATTAAATATCTTTCCATAAAAGGGATTTTTACCGATATTGGTATTCGCAGTAACAATACATTCGGTTACCATACTATTTACAATCGAATCAAATTCTAAATTTGCGGGTCGAGATGGTGTAAGCCACGATACAACTAGTCCATTTCCTAATGAGATATAATTTGTAATATCAGTATAAATATCTTCATTATTTTTACTACACATAAAAGATGCAGAACAAATACCAATACTAGTAGAATCGCCACTTTTATATAAAGGTGCGCGACCATACACATATAAAGCACTCTGTATATTTGTAGTAGTAGGAGGTAAAGTAGTTGGCACTTCTACCATAGATTTAACAAAATCATCTACATTCAAATAATAAGTAAGTGTCGGAACAGTTTCATTCAAATACGAAGTATTGATCAATGATGCTTGAGTATTTGCCGCAATTAGCGAATTTTCGATGGCTATTTGTTCTGCTTTTTGATCTGCATCTAATTGCGATATATTAGATGTAGCGGATGCACTTGCTGACGCAGTGATCACTTTGTTTCTTGTAGTTGTTGCACTAGAAGTACTTGTTTTTATAGAAGAAAAGCTCATATATAGAACAATATAAAAAATAAAATACAGGATTAAATATTAAACGAATAATATTGGCTACTTACATTTCTTGTCTGATAACTTAGTGCAGGATTTGGCTCGGTTGGTGCGGGTATAGTAATTTCTTTGTATCTTAAATTTTCGGGTTTCAAGACAAATGCATACCCCGCTTGATCAAAAAACTGGTTATTTTCTTGTAAATATACATCATTCAATTGATAACACATGGCAATCATTTGACAACCAGTTTCTCTGCATATAATTGCACTGGGATTTAAGGGTGTTGCAGAAATATCGGGCAATGAAATAGTCATATTTTGTTTATTATATGTTTGTAATTCTGTAATATCTGGGGTATTCTTTACATCGTAATATCGCAATGCTCTCATGAAAACGGAATTACTTGTCAAATTTACGTACTCGTAAAATTCAGGATTGGCAGAAAAACTTTTATTGCTATTGTCTGCAATAATAATAATTTTTCTTTGTAAAGATAACAATGGAATCGAACCTAAATTTTGTTTGGTAGAATCTTGCTCATTTTCAAAACTGAATTCCGGACCTAAGAAAAGTGAATCATAATTTTTAAATAATGCAGCCAATTCGCTGTACATTTTTTGATTGTTACTCATAAATCGTAAATGAAAAATAATAGGGTCTTGTGGATTCGGTGCAGTTGATTGTGAAAAAGCGTAATTATTTATAATTGTCATCACATCACTAAAAGCAACATAATTATAGGTTTCTTTTACATAGTAACTTGAAGAAGTAGATGTGCTTACCACGGGTTGGTTTGCTACAGAATAAATCTCAAAATCTAAACCACGAACACCTTGGCGTAATACATCTTTCAATGCACATGTTCCAACGAAATCATTTTTATAAGCTCCTGCGCTACAGCAATTATATGCTGTTTTTATATAATAATCTCGGAGATTATACTTGCAATTTGGATCATTTGTATTTAAAGAATGAATTTTTGTATTTAGTGCGGAATACAAATTATCCATTGCACTACATTCTTTGGATAATAGATTTCGCATATAAAAATAATACACAAGGATACAAATCACTGTTAGCAAAATCAATACAAATAATAATAGTGATGCAACATTTTCCTTAAGTAATAAGCTTTGAAAATTAATTTCTTTCATACTCGATACTATATTATTAAATGATGACATCGTTATTTATTTATGCCAATACATTATTTTTATAATTTAATTTATTAGTTTATCAAAGTATAAAGTATAAATATAATCGAATATATAATATATTATTGTATATAATGGCTGGAGGATTACTTCAATTGGTGAGTCAAGGCCAACAAAATATTATATTAAATGGGAATCCGTCAAAAACATTTTTTAAATCAACGTATGCTCGTTACACTAATTTTGGGTTGCAAAAATTTAGAGTAGATTTCGAAGGCTCTCGCACTTTGCGGCTTACTGAAGAATCGACCTTCACCTTTAAAATACCGCGATATGCTGATCTACTTATGGATTGTTATATATCAGTAGATTTACCTAACATTTGGAGTCCTATTATTCCACCTAATGAAGCAAGCGGTAATAATGGTCAATGGATTCCTTATGAATTTCGATGGATTGAAAATCTGGGAGCGCAAATGATTTCCAAAGTAACAATTACTTGTGGGAATCAGACAATACAAGAATTTTCTGGTGCATATATTTTGGCATCTATACAGCGTGACTTTTCTACGGAAAAAAAAGCATTATTTGATAAAATGATTGGAAATGTACCGGAATTGGTTGATCCTGCAAACGCAGGCGCGCGTGTCAATTCTTATCCAAATGCTTATTATACGAGCAACCCGGTTGGAGCGGAACCTTCATTAAGAGGTCGCACTTTATATATTCCGTTGAATGCGTGGTTTAATGCAAAAACACAAATGGCTTTTCCATTGATTTCACTACAGTATAATATTTTGCAAATACACGTTACAATGCGACCTATTTTTGAATTATTTCAAGTGCGCGATGTCTATGACTCGATCAATAATTACCCTTATGTTGCTCCCAATTTTAATTTATATTATATGCAAATGTATCGCTTTTTGCAGACACCTCCTGATATCGAGTTAGGAATCAATTCATATACAGATCAAAGAGGTGTATGGAATGCGGACATTCATTTAAATTGCACGTATTGTTTTCTCTCCAATGAAGAATCGCGAATTTTCGCTTTAAATGAACAAAAATATCTTTTCAAACAAATTCGAGAAGGAATCTTTTATAATGTTACTGGATCTAATAAAATAGAATTAGATTCTGTAGGTATGATCTCCTCTTATATGTTTTATTTTCAACGAAGTGATGCTAATTTGCGCAATGAATGGAGTAATTATTCGAATTGGCCCTATAATTACATTCCGCAAGATATTGTACCAGCGCCAACTGATGGTAGTTTTAATGTTGTTCGCACTAATTCCGATGGCTCAACAAGTAGTGTTTTCATTGGACCAGGTGTGAATACAAATGGTCTTTTAACTGGCTGGCTCATTACCGGAGACTATACTTCAGAGAATACAAAAGATATTTTGATTAGTTTTGCCATTTTACTCGACGGATCTTATCGAGAGAATACACAGCCAGCAGGTATATATAATTATGTAGAAAAATATACGCGTACTAGCGGGAATGCACCCGATGGATTATATTGTTACAACTATTGTTTGGATTCTTCCAACTTAATTTTGCAGCCGTCTGGAGCCATCAATATGAATCGTTTTAATAATATTGTTTTGGAAACGGTAACGATTAATCCCCCATTAGATCCACTTGCACAGACTTTAACCATATGTGATCCGCAAACTGGAAATATAGTAGGCATTAATAAACCCACTTGGCGCATTTATGATTATAATTTTAATATGGTCTTGTTCGAAGAGCGCATTAATATGGTTACGTTTGTTGGTGGAAACTGCGGACTCATGTATGCCACATAAACCAATACAACTTTATAAAATTTTGCGTTTATCTTTAGAATAAAAGTTATTGGTATAAAATATAATTATGATTTTTGCACCAATATGTCATGGTGAGTTAGTAGATAAACTTACTATTCTAAAAATTAAGAAAGAAAAAATGGACGCTAAAAAATTGGAAAATGTAACAAAAGAATATGATCTTCTTTTACCATTTTTACATAAAATTGGTCTTAGTGAAGAACATGAAGTATTTATAAAATTATATAAAATTAATTTGGAATTTTGGGAGTATCATGACTGGCAAAGAGAGAAGTGGAGACTTTTGCAAGACGAAAATTTTATTGATATCGAACTTTTCAAAAAAAATAGAGAAGAACATATTTTGAATGATAACCGCGCACGAGTAAAAAAAGAAATTAATGTTTTAACAAACTCGGAGATTGTAGAAGAAAAACAATTTATTAGTTATAATATATAAAATCATTTTTATGAAAAATTATTTTATTATTTATTTTATCAACTACTCTGAAATTATTTGTAATATAAATAACATTATCAATAAAGTTACTTATATATAGATTAATAATTTAAAAATATAATATTATATACATTTATAATGGTTAAAAATATACTTTGGACTGGAAGTCATGGATTTATTGCTGGTTATGCAGTTAATAAACTTTTAGATGAAGGTCATCATGTATGGGGAATAGATAACTTTTGGAAGTATGGCAAGACAAGCAAAACTTATGACGATCATCCAAACTTTCATTTTGTGGAGTGGGATGCAAAAGATACTGAAAAGCTTAAGGAAATTCTTGTTGAAAACAAAATCAATATTTTTGTAGCAGGAGCAGCTATTATCGGAGGTATTACCATGTTTCACGAATTAGCATACGATTTACTAAGAGAAAACGAATTGCTTACTGCGTCAGCATTTGATGCATGTTTATATGCAAAGCAAAATAGCTCTGATTTTGAAAAGATTGTAGTTGTTTCTTCTTCCATGGTATTTGAATCAACTACCCACTATCCTAGCAAGGAATCTGATGTTCGTCAGAGCAATCCTCCCCTTAGCACATATGGTTTTCAAAAGTTGGCGGTTGAATATTGGGCTCAAGGTGCATGGGAGCAATATAAGTTGCCTTACACTATTATTCGTCCATTTAACGCAGTTGGAACCGGTGAGAAACGCGCTCGCCTCGAGAATGAATGCTACTCAGGAAATATTAAATTAGCAATGAGCCATGTTGTTCCTGATTTAGTACAAAAAATATTGAAGGGGCAATATCCATTGCGTATTTTAGGTGAGGGAAACCAAATCAGACATTATACTTATGCAGGCGATTTGGCAAACGGATTTTACGAATGTATTGTTAATCAAAATGCGCTGAATGATGATTTTAATGTTTCTACCCCTATTGGGCACACTGTTTTAGAGCTCGCACAAGCGATTTGGAATAAAATTCATCCAGACAAAGAATTCAAGTATGAATGTGAGGAAGCCTATACTTATGATGTTCAGAAACGCGTACCAGATGTTTCAAAAGCAAAGGATATTTTGGGGTTGGTATGCAATACAAGTCTTGAAGATGCACTTGATGAAATTATACCATGGATTAAGGGTCAAATTGAGATTGGTGGTATTTAATACAAATATAAAAAATCTTATTTCCTATTTTTTATAATTGCGCGTCAAATTTTTTTATTACAATAATATATAATAATATGAAAATTGGTTGCATCGGTAGAGGCATGGTCGGTAATGCGATTTATGAAGGTTTAAAAAGTTTAAAGAACGAGATGACCTTTTATGATCCGGTTTATAGAGAAAGTAAAATGACCGATATTTTATTATCGGATTGTTGTTTTATTGCAGTACCTACATTACCTAATGAAAAAAATGAATGTGATTTATCTATCTTAATAAAAGTATTAGATGAATTAAGTGAATTAGGATATAGTGGTGTTATTTGTATTAAAAGTACGATTACCCCTGGAACAACACAAAAAATGATTGAAAAATACAACAATAAAAAAATTTGTTTTTGTCCAGAGTTTTTAAGGGAACGTTGTGCTTATGAAGATTTTATTGTAAATAATCCTATTTGTGTTATTGGAACTGTAGATGATAGTTCGTTTGAAATAATAAAAGAAATTCATGCACCCATAAGTAAAATTTTTAAACAGGTTTTACCTGTAGAAGCAGAATTGACAAAATACATGCAAAATGTATATAATACATATCGAGTTTTATTTGCCAATGGTTATTATGAAGTTTGCAAACATAATAATGTTAATTATGAGAGTGTTTTGGAATCATTATTGCATAGAGGAGAAATGGATGAGAAATATATGAAATGCAATGCAAAATTGCGAGGACCATCCGGTCCATGTTTAGTTAAAGATAGTTTAGCTTTTAATCAATATGTTAAAAGTTTGAATATGGATCTAGAACCAAAAATATTTCAAACAATTGTTGATGATATGGAATTATATCCAAGAACTGTTATTGAAGGCACACGAACAGAAAAAGAATATTTTGGTAAGGAGTTGAATAGTAAAAAATAATTTATTTATGAAAATTCAAAAAATAAATTATATTATTTTCATATATTTATAAAAATATGATTTATGATCGAAAAATATATTTGCAACAACTAGTTTTAAAACCGTTGAAAGAAGAACTAGCCGCCACTGTGTAAGCCCCAAAATTTTCTACATATACCCATTCACCAATTGCCAATTCAGGTAACATGATATTTTCCGAAATTAAATCAATGCTGTCACACGTGGGGCCAAATATGCGGCTCTTGTGTAATTTTCCATCCCGTTCATTGAAAGGCAAAATTATTGGCTTACCGTGATCAAAATAAATACAATTAAATGAACCATAAATACCATCATTCAAATAATAAATGATGATTGGTTCTTTCTCTGAGGTTTGATTTTCTTCCCATACCGTTTTCTTTCCAATGACATTAAGAACTAATGTATGTGATTTTTCAGCAAAATATCGCCCCGGCTCAGCAATAAATTGAATGGTTTTATCTTCTAATTCTTTCCCAAAAAATGCCTCTATGCCACGATTCACCTCTTTTGCAATATCTTCAAAGCCAACCTCTTTATCTGTACCTGGAAATCCTCCACCTAAATCAATAATATTAATATGTATTGAGAGTTCTTTCGCAAGATCAACCGCCTTTTTACAATCTTCTATCGCATGATAATAATTTTCTGCCGACATGCACCCACTTCCTACATGAAAACTAAAACCGGTTACATCTAACTTTAGAGTTTTTGCAATGGTTAAAAGTTCTGTTACTTGTTCCAATTTACATCCAAATTTTTTGTTGAATTTACACATACTTTTGCTGTCATCGACTGCTAAACGCAAAATGAGTTTGGCATAAGGATGATACAATTTTATTTTATACAACTCTTCTTCGCAATCAAATGTCATACAATCCACATCATTGGCTCGCGCATAACGAATTTGCGAGGACATTTTACACGGATTGGCAAAAATAATTCGCGTCGGATCATTTGTAATTTCAATAATTGTTTTTATTTCATTCTCGCTCGCGCAATCAAAATTGGCACCAAGCGATGCGAGTGCTTCCAATAAAACCGGATTTGGATTACATTTTACAGCATAATATGGCTTTATATCAGGCATAAATTTCATCCAATTAACAAAGGATTTTGTAATTTCTCCCAAATCGATTAAATAAAAAGCATGCTCGCTTTGATTCTTTTCCAGAAAATCATTGATTATATCATATATTTCAATATCACTGCCATACAATTCAACATCATATTTTTGTAAAAGAGCATTATCCAAGGATTTAATATATTCAGACATTTATCTAATGTAATGTAATATAATAATTTCTTACTTTATGTATTTAGATCTTTTCTTTGGAAAAACAATATAAAAAAATCGTTATTATTTTATAAACAATGTCGAACGATCGATCCACTATCTTATCAGGTTTTAATGACCATTTTTTAGAATTTATTACCGATATAAGCAACGTGTTTCCAAACGATCCCGATATTTTGGCTGCAAAAAATTCGCTTATGCTCATTCGAAAAGCGAATCCAAAAATTATTATTGGTATATGGTATTCTTATATTGTTGTAAAATATAAAGACTCAATAGAGTCAGGTGACATCGGATTTTTCTTGGAGAAAAATTACGTAGATGATTTGAATCAAGCAGCAAATTCCGCCAAAATTGTAGAAGCCATTGATCGTTTGCGTAATCCAGTTAAAATGATGAATCCAGAGGATCAGAAAAAGACGATGAAGTATATTCAGAATCTGACCAAATTGGCGCTGCTATTTCATACTACAGATTAAAATTGATACAAAAAACATATAAAATATATAGTATATAATAGATAGAGTAAGATGTCCCTTTTGACAAAGTTATTACATTATGTTATGTTGTGTTCCGCAAAACATAACATTGATTCATCGCATGGTTTAGATCATAGCATGAATATGATTCATTTTACGAAAGAAATCTTTGATCTAGAACTAGTAAGGAAAGATACTTTAAAAAAACAAGAAAGATTGATTTATATCTCAGCTATTTTGCATGATATGTGTGATAAAAAATATATGAAAGAAGAAGATGGAATTATGGATATTACAGAGTTTTTGTGTAAGGAAAAAATAGAACCATGGGAAACCGATGCTGTTAAACAAATTATTACTACCATGTCTTATTCCAAGGTGAAAGTTAGCGGGTTTCCTGATTTAGGGGAATTTCAAAATGCTTATCATATTGTTAGGGAAGCGGATTTATTGGCTGCTTATGATTTTGATCGATGTATGGCGTACCGGTTAAATAAATCTATGGGTTCTGTAGAGGAAACATTTATTGAAGCATGCGAATTATTTGAGCAACGTATTTTTAAACACGAAGAAGATGGGCTATTTGTAACCGACTATGCAAAAAATAATCATATGCATTTGCAAGCAACAACTTTAGAGCAGATGGCTCGATGGAAATCTGTGATTCGAACTATAAGATAATAAAAAATATGATATTATTCTATAGTATGAGCGGTTGGGTATTAGTCTTTGATACAGAAACCACTGGTGTAGGCCCAGAATATAAAAAAATAGCTGGATATGATGGAGCGAATAGACGTTTATCCGAATTGGCTGCCGGTATTGGTTGGCCGGAAAACGTTGCATTATGGGATGAATCCAAGACATATATTGCACAATTAAGTTATATTATGTATAATTTGACAACAAATAAATACAGAATAGTAAATAAATTTATTTCTGATATTCCTGAAGAAGTTGTTGGCGAATTATTAGATCCAGTAAAAGATCCGTTTAATCCTTCAAACAATCCTTTAAAAACAACGCATCCAATCGTATGGACAACTTTGAAAAAAGCACAAGAAGCAAAGCCTTCCGAAAAGCTAACAATCTTGAAAGCAATGACTAAATTTATTGCTGATTGTCAAAAAGCACAAGTAATTGTTGCGCATAATGCGGAGTTTGATCGCAGATTGGTATTTTGTGAATTGACAAGATCAAAACTGCGGAGGGTTGGAACAAAATTATTTGATATTTTTTTAGAAAATCAACCCAAATTATACTGCACCATGTGCGTAGCAAAAGATATTGTAAGAATTGATACAAAAATTTTAAAAGAGGGAGAGATTTCAAGAAGAATTCCTTATATAGAAAAAAGAAAAATATATCCAAATGGACCAAAGGGTAGATATGAATTTGAGAAAGTAGCAGCAATAAAGTCTCCCGCGTTATGGGAAGTGTATGATCGAATGTTTGGATATCCGCCCGATGACAGTGCATTACATGATGCACTTGTAGATGTTGTCGTTTGTTTAAGAGTCTTTTATCGATTATGGATGACTGGAAACACGAGTCCAGATGGTCCAATCAATTTTGATGTTTGTGGTTACGGAGAACCCGATATTTATGGAAAAGACCAAGATACTGGTGGAGAAATTACTAGATATATTAATGCCATTACTCCACCCGGTGTTGATCCTCAAGGAAATTTTAATCCAGCTCTGGGTTTGGGAGCATGTGTTATAGAAGGAAGACCTTATATGCGAATACCTCGTCAAAAAGTTTTGACATGGGAACAACGCAATCAAATAGAAGATAATCCCGAAAAGGCATTAAAAAGAAAGAAAAAAATAGAAGTATCAAGAGAAGAAAAAGCCGGGGGCAAAAAAAGGCGAACAAAAAGAAGATCTAAAAAAATTAAAATAGGAACCAATAAAAAAATAAGAATAAAGCTTACGAGAAAAGCAAAGGTCAAATATACTCGCAAATAACGGCTTCAAATTCGGAACCTTTTTCTATGATTTTAAATGGTTTTCCACAACCATAAATTAGTTTTTCGTTTATCAGCTTTTCGCACATTACCTCTTCTGCATGCGGATCCATTTGTTTTCCATTCTCAATAAAAACTCCATGTCTAAAAATGCGACAATTTAATTCTTCTATTAAAACCGGATTTTGACAATGTGGGCACACAACGATTAACATATAATAAATTATATACATACTAGTTTTATATTTTATTTATATTTCAAATATAAAGTTTGTAGAACCAAGTATTTAAACAAATAATTTTATATCAAACATATACATGGCTGATATAAAGAAGGAGAAAGATGAAAAGGTGAAAGAACCTGTTGAAATTCCAGCAGAATTTCAAAAGATTATGAAGGATTTTATCAGAGATATTATGCTGACATTCCCCGAGTATCAGCCCATTGTGAATAAGTGGTGGAAGACAGAGATTGAATCAACAGAGATAAGCCAAAGTAGCATCGAATTTATCTTTAAGCACTGTTTATCCGTCTATCCTGAACGATTTTTTGATATTTTGTACAAGAATCAAGAAATGTTTGCTGAAAAATCGATGATCAATACAGAATTTCTTCCTGGAATCAGTTTCAAGTATTTGTGGTCTTGTGAAATTTCCGATGGCACTAGAGAAACTATCTGGAAATATTTGCAATTGATCATTTTAGCCATTGTTGGATCCATCAACAACAAAGAAGCCTTTGGAGATACATCCAAGATATTCGATTCCATTAATGAAGACGAGTTTCGCAATAAGCTGCAAGAGACTATGGAGGGAATGCAAAACTTGTTTAAAAATACAGAAGATACTTCATCCTCTGGCGTCAATATGGATAACATCCCTTCCGCGGATGATATTCACGGTCATCTTAGTGGAATGATGAATGGAAAATTGGGAAATTTAGCGAGAGAAATTGCTGAAGAAACAGCGGGAGATTTGGATTTGGATATGGAAAATGTGACCGATATGAAAGATGTATTTCAGAATTTGTTCAAGAATCCAGGAAAACTAATGGGACTTGTAAAAAATGTAGGCGAAAAATTAGATTCTCGCATAAAATCGGGAGAAATTAGTCAAACTGAACTGCTATCTGAAGCAACAGAAATGATGAATAAGATGAAAAATACACCCGGTATGGAAAATATTCAGGATATGTTGAGCAAAATGGGAATGCAAATGCCCAACATGGGTGGCGCCGGTCGAAACGCTAAAGTGGATGTAAATGCAATGGAAGCAAAATTAAAACAAGTGATGAAAAAGGCAGAAATGTCGGAAAAAATGTTGAAGAAATCGGAAGAGAGGAAAAAAGCACAGGAAAAAGCGGCATCTGATGCTGTACAGGCAGCTCTAGCAGCTTCAAAACAACCTACTTTTACAGATGAACAACTGATTGACATGTTTAGTAATATGGAAAAACCGACAAAAACACCAAGAGTTTTAAAAGAGGACAAGAAAAAGAAGAAGAAATAAAGTCGATTTTGTTATAAAATTATTACTTCTAATATATATATAATGACAACAAATTCAATACCATTTTGGGCAAATGATCCGTCTATATTATTTGATAAAAATGAAATAGTTCAAATATGGCCAATGCCTGACATGACAATGGAAGAAAAAATGAATGCTATTAGTCGAATGATCATTCTTCTTTCTCTTTTAGGATTTTTATGTACATTTTCGATTCGATTTCTAATGATTGGTATTGTGACATTAATCATCGTATGGTTTTTTTATCGAACATGTGGGTCGAATAATCATAAAAAAAGAGAAGGGTTCTTTCAAGATGGGAGAAATCAGTCTTCGCAAATTAAAATAACAAATCCAGAGACACTTGAAGTAAATCTTAGATCTGAATTTGAAGATATAAATAAAAAAAACCCATTTAACAATGTTCTTTTAACGCAAATTAATGATGATCCTCATAGAAAAGCAGCGCCGCCCAGTTTTAACCCTGATGTCCATGATGATATTAACAACCAAACCAAAAAAATGATTCAATATTTGAATCCTGGCATTAAAAATACAAATAAACAATTGTTTGGTGATTTAGGGGAAAGATATGAATTTGATACGCAATCGCAATGGTATTTTTATTCTACTCCCAATACCAAGGTTTGCAATGACCAGGGTGCATTTGCTGATTATTTATACGGAAATATGCCAAGCGCAAGAAATGGAAATGCCTTTGCTCTTGTACAGGACAATTTACGATACACATTATATTAAATATATTCCTGGCTTCTTTCTCTTTCTTTTGAATTTACAATTTTCATTTTTTGTTTAGGTGATATTGTAAAAAATATTCTATAATGTATTATTATAAACCATGGCATATGTTTATAATTATACTTTTGATAATTTAAGCAGAATTGGTAATGATGTATGCACACAAGATCAAAATACGATTCAAAATATAAATGCATCCAACTACTTGTTGCAAAATTATTTCATCAATGATTGTTCTATGAAGCAACCTATTGCTTTAGCAACAACTCAACCAGGTATTATGTACAATGGTGGAAATGGCAGTGGTGCCGGCGGATGCAATATCGATTCAAGTTCTAAATTGTTGATAGGGACAATTCAAACTCACCCAAGATGCAAAATTTCTCTCTTTCAGCGACCTTTTGCAACAGTGCCCTTTTTAGGACGCGGCTCTGTAGATCCTATTTTAGAATCGCAGATTATGCAGGGCGAACTTTTGACCAATAAACGTTCCGTAAATAAATTGTCTGAAAAAAGTGATATTAAGTATCAAATTACACCTTTGATTCCTAGCGTGAAAGATCGTGTTACAAATCCCGCATATTCTGTGGAAGGTGTTGCTTCCGAAGGATGGATACGAGGAGGTGTTCCATCTCGCGATTTAACACGCGATCGCGATTTCTATAATGCACACACACCTAATCAATATGTGTAAGTTTATTTATTATAATATTTGTATTAGTTTATAATAAAAATGGATAAAAGTAGAACAAGAGTCGTTGTTTATGTAGAGATTGAAAAGCATAGTAATATAAAATACGAGTATTGTAAAAAAGAGCAAAAGCTGGTTGTTGATAGAATTTTACCTTATCCATTTTTTTATCCGCATGCTTATGGATTTATTCCCAATACTATGGCTCCAGATAATGATGAATTGGATATACTCATTTTAACAGATGCTACTTTAAAAAATAATACACATTACACAGCCTATATTATTGGTGCGTTAAAAATGGATGATGAAAAAGGGGAAGATGACAAAATTTTATGTGTTCTAGAAGAAGAAATCGATGTTATCAAAGATATTTATGATGTAGATGTTGAAGTTCAAAATGGACTCTTTTGGTTTTTTTCAAATTATAAATCATCCACTCCGGGCAAATGGTCAAACGTAAAAGGGTTTGTTAATAAAGAAAACGCATTACAAATTTACGAAACTTCCTTATTATCTTGATATTAAATAATGATAGATACTTCTCTATTATTATTCCAGGCGAACTTCCTCTTCTTTGCAGATAACAACTTCTTTTGCCACTGCCTGTATTATTTTGTTGTAATTTTTTGAATCTTCTTCTTCATCATGTCCGCCCATGGATTCATTTACTATCTTTAAGAACTGTTCATGGACGACGGAGTCGCCATTTTTATATTCCGGATGTTCTTCTTTCCATTCTGACAACTGTTTTATATTCTTGTGTGCAACATGCTTGATCATTGTGGTTATTTTTTCTTTGTTGTCATTTTCTTTCTCCCATGCATCCTTGTCTTTTACGTAGATCGTTTCTCGTTTCATATCACTGCAATGAATCGGGCGTTTAAATTTGTCCAAGCTGTGCAAGGCATTTACAATAATATTGCTGATCCCTTTTGCGTAACCCAGTTCGCCTACCCTTTCTAGATCTGTTATTTGTAGCTTGAGAGAATCGACAAAATCCATAATATTCATTGCATCTTTGCATTGTTCATTTAAAAAGATGTTCAAATTAAATTTGTTCTTGTTTGTTGTATTGTAAGAATTTGTATTTGTTGTATTTCCTACACCTACACCTTTTTCCATAAGCGCAACCATATGTTTATTTTGTTCTGCTAACATGCTACCAAATTGATTGTTCTGTTTTATTAATTCTATAATTAACTCTTTATCAATAGGTGCTTTTTCTTTTTCTTTTTCTTTTTCTTTTTGATCGCATGTTTTTTTATGTCTAGACAGCCCCGACGCATATACAAATTGTTTTCCACAATCACATGCAAACATGGTGTGGGGCTTTTCGGAACTTTTCGTTATCATTTTGTTATCATTTGTTACCATTTTGTTATCATTTGTCCTTTTTTGGTGTTTTACAGTTGATGTATGACGATTAAAATCTTTTTTATTGCATGTATTATAGTCACATATTTTACATGAAAATTTCAGGGGTAAAACAGGGGATTTAGTTACCATATACTATGATAAGAGAAAAAACCCCTAAATCTTTTTCCAAAAAAATATAAAATTTTTGCAATCACAAATATTTTCGCCAATTTTAAAATTTAGACGAATATGGTCTGGTGTAAAAATGCATATTTTTTTCTCAAAACTTTTTTCGGCCAAGTGATTTTGGACATTTTTTTTGTCCATTTTTGAAAAGTCGAAAATACTTTGGAATATAAAATATGCTTGTTTTTTGACATAGACTGAGAACCCAGTTTTCAAAATATTCATTATAATTTTTAGATCTATTATGCGTATATTATTATCAAAATATTGATCAAGTTTAAAAGTATTTCATATTTTAAAAAGTGCACAGATTTTTGTAAAAATAAACTGTTATTATATGTCAGATATCAAAGTATTAGTTTTATGTCAAAGAAAAAATGGAAAATCTGGTAGTTTTGATGTAGAAGATACAACTGTTCCTCTTATTCATATAATGTTGGATCATTTTTTTCCTGGACAGGAATATTCTGTAGAGTACATGTCGGCTATGGCAACCGTTGAACATTCTGAAGAGAGTGTTGATTATGCATTTAATCTAAAACATAATGAACCAAAAGCAATAGAATTTGTACAAACACATTTAAAGTATTATTCACTTGTTTTATTAAATACATGTCCATTTTTAGGCATGAATTATGAAATGATAAAAGAGATTATGACAGATAATGGACGACTAGTTGCCAGTGCTTTCCCAACTAAAGATGGACTAGATGAACGTTATTATGAGTGGATGTTTGAAGGTCTTATGCGAGAAAGCAGTGAGCCGACCAATCCGTATAATTTGTTTAATTTTTTTACGAGAACTGAAGAAGTCGCACCAGATAGATTAACCCCTATTTATGTCTTCAAAAAAAAAGTTGATGGTGGAGGTCGAAGTCGAAAGAAAAAAAGAAAAACTTACAAAAAAATAAATAAAAAACGTCGCAGTAAAAAACGTCGTAGTAAAAAATAAACTTTATTATATTAATTTATACAATATTAAATATTACGCATTATGTGAATACAATAATGTACAACACAGATTTTGTATGTAGTTATCCTTATTATGATCCAGTATTAATAAAATATTGCTCAACACAATTGGAGCCAGATTTTTTGAAAGAATATGTAGATGCATATTCAGCAGATGATTTGAGCGATTGTTTGTACAAGGCAAATTTTTTGGAATCATTTTGTTTAAGTGAATATCATGATGAAAATGTGAATCGTGAATTAAATATATTATATAAACTTTTTTTGACGAATGATCGATTCACGGAGTGTATGAAAAAAATGGCAAATAAATACATCAGCGAAGATTTATATACTGGATTTATGCTTTTATTTTCATACGACTATTTTTTTATAACCCACGGTTGTGTCTGCGAATACCTGAAAACAGGTGAAATACCTTCTTTATCAAAATTGGAAGAATATATTGATGCTGTTTTAAAATAAAACAAATAAAAATAAAACAAATAAAAATAAAAATAAAAAAAAAAAAGATTTCATAGTATATAGTAGAAAGGAATGGCATCGACCAGAAGTATCAATACACAAGGAAATTATTATTTAGAACAAAGAGAATTTAAACAATCTGAAAATTATACATTGTATGAACATTCTCAATATGGGTCTGCTTATTCAACAAATCTTCCAGGAAATGGATTGAATCCGGCGCAAATTCCATGGAATCAACTTTCAAATAATGCAGTAGAAATAGAATCTTTTTTATTTGGAATAAACTCTACAAATTTGGTGAAACAGGCACCACCATTAGTGGCTAAATTGAAATATCTAGACAGTGTAAATATTTTTAACAAGGAACCTACTTTAATGCCTGAACCACTAGTTGTCTTGAAAAGTCAAAGACCGTTTCCTTGCCCATAAAATTATAATTATATTTTTAATATATATAATCTTATATAAATGGTGAAGGTTTTTACAATGGTTAAAGATGAAGTTGATATAATTAAAGATTGGATTATATATCATGGGTGTTTATTTGGTTGGAATAATATTTATATTATAGATAACTATTCGACTGATGGAACATATGAACTAATGCAGGAGTACGAAAAATTTGGAATACATATTTTTAGAGAATCGGATTATAATAAAAAGGGGGAATATATGACACAATTAATAGATAAATATTGCCATGAAGATAAAATTGCATTTCCAATTGATATAGATGAATTTATTGTTCATTGCAATCAAAGCTCAAAAGAAGTAATAACGAATAAAGAAATTATAACAAATTATTTTAAAAATTTACCACAACATGGATTATATAAAGCAAATTATTTAGTACCTATTATAACAAATGAATTTGGATACGAAAGAGCAACTGCTGAGCTTAATTATGCTACGTATGCTGATTATGGGGCTCATGCAAAATCATTTATAAATACTGATCTTTTTAGAGGAAAAATAGATCATGGAAATCATATTCATAGTGATACATATTTTTTAACAGATATTGCGCTTGTTCATTATCATAGTAGAAATATAGAACAAATAAAAAAAAAAATAATTAATAATGTTATAGGTTTAGGATATTCTACAGATTTATCTAATTTAAAACAAGCACTAATTAAAAATCCTTGTTGTCCGGGAAGTCATCATATTCAAAGATATATAGATATTATAGAAAATAATTTTCGTTTGGAATATCAATCAACTATTGATACAAATGCTTGCATAAGCATAAGATCTTTGAAACAAAGAATAATTGACGGATTTTTTTAAAAATTAGTATCTTACTATAATAATAATGGCAAATACGAGATTTTTCTATGATAGATGTCGTGTTGAAAAACAATTACAGGAATCAACTGATCAAGGAAAATGGATTTTAAATGTTCCTGGGAATGGAGATAGACCTGATTATATTGCTGATCCTCAGATACGCATACAAGGCTGGGGTGCGAATTTAATGACAAACTCAATCGATTTAGAAAGCGAGTTGCGAGGGGTGAATCGCCGTATCGGTACAGATTGTTTAGGAAAAGATCAATATACTAATAAAAAATATTCTGTTCCTGCCAAAAAAGTGAATTATCCAACCAATACTATTCTTACAACAGAACAATCGCGTGTAATTACTCCTGCCTGGATGGTTAGAGATGTAGAACAGGTGGATTGGTATTATCCTCCATTGAATCCTCAAGAGAATACCTGCATGCCATTTTTAAACAATATGAGTACTCGAATTTTAGAAAAAGACTATTTTGTACAAAAGGTGCCATGCTTAAATGAGGATACGATGCTTTTTCCAGTTCCGATTAACTTCCAACCACAACAAAGAAAAGTTGTCAATTAAGAATAAAAATAGCATAAAAAAATTAAAATGAATAATGAATAGTTGCGCTGTAAAGTATTATCATGAAAAAATAATACTTTATATATATAATGGAATTTGCAATCCCTTTAATCGCATTGGGTGGTATGTATGTAGCATCTAATCAAAAAAAGGAATCTTATACAAAATCTAAAAAAATGGATTCTAATAAAAAGGATAGTCCGGTAAAAGAAAATTATACCAATATGGGAAGGAAGATCAATTATTTGCCAAATACAGACATCCCGTCTCAAAATTATCCCATTCCGAATGAAACTGAACTTGTTAATACAGTACAGCGCTATTCTAACCCTAATGTTGCAACGGATAAATACTTTGATCAGAATTTATATGAAAAAAATCAGAATAAAGGAGTACGTGTAGGAAATAATATTCAAGAAATTTATTCATTAACAGGTAATTATTTGGATAGTTCTGAATTTAAACATAATAATATGGTTCCTTTCTATGGAGGCAAAATTAAAGGTCAATTATATCATGCAGACACAGCAGAAACTCTTTTAGATAATATGGTTGGTTCTGGTTCTCAAGTGACTAAAAAAATAGAACAAGCGCCTCTTTTCAAACCACAAGAACATATGCAATGGGCATATGGCGCTCCTAATATGAGCGATTTTTATCAATCACGAGTGAATCCTGGTATGAATAATGCAAATGTAAAACCCTTTGAATCGATTACGGTTGGTCCAGGATTGAATAAAGGTTATACCACTACTGGCAGTGGTGGATATAATTCAGGCATGGAGGCGCGCGATGAGTGGTTACCTAAAACAGTAGATCAGTTGCGCGTTGAAACAAACCCGAAACTGGAATATTCTTTAGAAAATCACGAAGGGCCTAGTTATGCCCATGTGCAAAATGTGGGAATATTAGGAAAAGTGGAAAAATATCATCCGGATACATTTTTTATTCAGACACAAGATAGATGGCTTACTACAACGGGTCAAGAAAAAGGACAAGCATTGCGTCCGGTACAAGAAGTACATGGAACAAATCGCCAAGTAACATCACAGTCATATGTAGGCACTGCTGCACCGAATGAGGTGGCGGGTTATGCTCCGTCCGAGTTTCAACCTTCTAGAAACAATGTTTTACAGGCAAAGGCTATTTTAGGGTCGGCTGCAGTAGGTCGCGGCGAAATTTGCAATCAAACTCCTATTAATAGTTTAACGAATTATTCTAATAATCGATCCACCGTTATACAACCCGATACTATGCGATCTGGATTTAGTCGCGCGATAGGTGCCGTTATTGCGCCATTTACTGATATGTTCCGTCCTACGCGCAAAGAAGAATTTGGATCCAATGTGCGAGTCTATGGAGATGCTGTTAGCGGCGTAGCGCAAGGATACGTGTATAATCCTGCTGATGTTACACAGACAACAATAAAAGAAACTACGCTTTATACCCCGAACTTATTTATTGATGGAACTCAAACATCTGGTACTGGTTATCTTACTGCGGAACAGCAGCCGATTTTCAATCAACGAGATACGACCAATTGCAGTACTATCGGAAATGCCGGAGGAAGCTCTACGGGTTGGGGAGTGATGAGTCATGAAGCCGCGAATAATCAGCGAAATAATGATGTAAAACAAAGCACAGTGGCTAGTTGGACGAATCATGGAAATTCCCAGATTTTTAATCAGCAAATGAATGTAAATGTGGCAAGAATAGATTCTGATCGCGATAATACACGAATGTGGGTTCCTTCAAAAATGCCCCAAATGCCTATGAGCAAAGAGACTTATGGCAAAATTCGAACACCGCAATATTACAATGAATGCATTGGTTGTGATCGCATCGAGCCAGATCTTTTAACAGCGTTTAAATCAAATCCTTATACACATAGTTTGACAAATTGTGTATAGATTTCAGACTTTTTATACTTTTTTAAAAATATAAAAAATATAAAAAGTATAATTTCGTTCAACAAATACTTAAATTGTAATCACGTATGTATAAGTATGTCATTACAAATTCATCAAACGATTCTTGAAAAATTGGAATATTTCCGCAAAATTCACAAAATACCCAATATTATTTTTCATGGTCCAACAGGTTGTGGAAAACGAACTATTGTGAATCAATTTATTAATATTATTTATGATAATAATAAGGAAAAAATAAAAAATTTTGTCATGTATGTAAATTGCGCACACGGAAAAGGGATTAAATTTATACGTGAAGAATTAAAATTTTTTGCGAAAACCCATATCCAATCAAATGGTGGAGATATTTTTAAAAGCGCCGTATTATTAAATGCCGATAAATTAACAATAGATGCGCAGTCGGCACTGCGTCGATGTATTGAATTATTTAGTCATACAACTCGGTTTTTTATTATTGTAGAGGATAAATATAAATTATTAAAACCGATTTTATCTAGATTCTGTGAAATTTATGTTGGCGAACCTGTACATCAAGGAAAAATTATTAATCTGTATAAATATAATTTGAACAAAACTTTCAAATGGGATAATGTCAAAACGGGAAGAAACGATTGGTTAAAAAAAGAGCTTCTAAAGTTTATTTCAGGTGGAAAAAAAATGGTACATGAAGATTTGACGCACCTTTCAATAAAATTATATGAAAAAGGGTATAGTGGATTAGATATTATTCAGTTATTGGAAACTTCAACTCTCTTTGATTCTTATATTCCTATGGCTAAACGACACGATCTGTTGTTTGCATTTAGTAAAATTAAAAAAGAGTTTAGAAATGAAAAGATTATTATCATGTTTATGCTTCATTTTTTATTTTTGGATACGGAATTTAATTTAGAAAATATGTCTTTTATGTAAAGTAAATTTCGTGAAAATTATGCAAAAAAAATATAGTTACATTAAAAATGGATGATTTTAATGTATCTAGTTTGCACGAGTCTAAAAATGAATGGGGATCTCGTTTGCTTACCATTCTAACACCGCACATTATGGAAGGTTTGCGATCTATTTTTGATGAAGCTGTAAAATTGTGCAAGGAAAATGGAGAAACTGATAAATATCTAATGACATTTCAAAATTTTATCACAAGGATACCCAAATGGAATCAAGCCATTATTGAAAAGGAGAGAGCAAGAATTGTTGAAAAAAGTGCATGTACTTATTTGGAAGATTTAGTAACTTGTGTTCATATTATTCAATTAAAAATTTTGACATCTGTTCGTGTTGGACAAAAACAGAAAAAGATTGATATTAATATTTTGAAATTGGACGATTTTATTCATAAGGTATATATTTATGTTGCACGAAAGGTGTATAAAAATGTTTATTTATTTGAGCTAAACATACCGCCTCTTCAAGTGCAAAAAAATTATCGAGAATTAGAAATTATTATTCAAGAATGTATTTTAAATACCATTCGTGATAGTGTGCCGGTCGAAACTATTTTGCGAGCCTATATGGATGAAACGATAGAAGAGGATGTAATCGAAGAAATTAAAGAACAATTAATTGAAACGCCTGCCGAAAAGGTTGAAACTGAAACTGAAATTGTCAGCGAAGAAGTTGCAGTAGTTCCTGTAAAAAAACAACTAGAATCTGAAATAGTATCGGAGAGTATGGTTGTAAAAACAGAAACTCTAGAATTCCCAACATTATCTTCAGATGATGGTCGTTTAACGTTCAATGATGTTGATTATGCTGTCGATACTCATAATAATGAAGAACAAATTAATGCACCAAAAGATATTAATCGATTGGAAGAAATTAGTCAGATTAGAAATGCTCAAAGGAAACTAGATGAACAAGCGGATGAAGATGAAGATGAATCGCAAAATATAAAAATAAAAATTTTTGATGAGGGTGCAAAACTAGATAATTTAGATATTCATACCATTGAAGAACCAAGTCTTAATTTAAATTCTGATTTACTTTTAGGAGATATTGAGGTACTTGCTTAGAAAATAAAAATAAAAAAATAAAAATATAAATTGCGTAAAAACCTTTACTGAAAAGTGATAGCATAATTTAAATGGCAAATACTTTTATTGTAGCTGGTATTATTTCAATTGTCTATTTATTAATGAAGTTTGGTGAAATGCGTTTTATAGAGAAGGAAAGCAAGCCCTTGAAGTACCTCATTCGAGATTCTCTCTTGGTTTATTTCAGTGTTATCGTGGGTATATTTTTCGTTGATCAATTGAAACCTATTATGGAAGAAGGTTCGCCTACTGCACTAAATCCGTCTGTTTTTACAGACAATCCTGCTTTCTAATTTTTTGATTTTATATATATATATATATAAGTACGTATGCAGAACTTACGTATGCAGAACTTACGTATGACGGATTAGTTGAATTACGTAGAAAATTATCTAAGCAAAGAGAAGATGCCGATACCGATGAATCAAAAATAACTATAGTATCATGTACTGGTACTCGTATGGATGATACAGATGTAGTTTTAGGCGTATTAGAAGTAACTGAAGATGAAGAACTAAAATTTAAAAATGAAAACAGCAAGACTTCAACAATTACTTGGAGTCCTGAAGGAAATATTTATAGAGATAATTCTAATCCTCCTGAAAGCTTTACCATAAAACATTTAATTAAGTGTAACATGACAGAAAAAACACGCGGAGAAATAAAAGCTCAACGAAAGGAGGCAGAAAAAGTAAGACGCGCCAAATATATGAAAAGTATAAAGGGACTCAGAGAATTGATGGGAAAAGGAGGAGGAAAAAAATCAAGGGGTGGTAGAAAATCAAAGAAATCAAAGAAATCAAAGAAATCAAAGAAATCTAGAAAATCAAAACAAAAGAAACAGAGAAAATCGCGTAAAATCAGACACTTTTAGAATGTTAAAAATTTATTATTTTGTTGGATGCCTTGATTTTTATTTGGTCATTGATTACCGAGTTCGATGAACAAAAATTTATTTTGAATATATTAAGTGTAAATATATTCAAAGATGTTATTTTATTAATATCCATCAATATCCATGATTGCTTCTTTCTTATCTAGTTGTTGCTTGGTAATCACATATTTTGCAAATTCTTTTCTTTCTAATTGTGCTTGAGGGGTATGTTTATGGACCAAACGCGCGATCATTTTATACAGTTTGAAATCGGGATATCTCTCTGCTCCATTATTTTTGTACATAATATTGATTCCATTATCATCCAGACACCAATCATTTACAAGTTTTACAATAGGTGAGCAGTTGGCTATATTTTGAGGGCTAACATCCTCTATATCTTCTACAACATAATCAAAGAGAGAACACGCTAGACGACAAAGGTCAAAACTATAATTGGGTTCTAGTCGTGGTTTCTTTTCGTCAAAATAGGGTTCTGTATTGTACTGCGTTGCGGCATCGGCGCCCGGTTGAAAACTATCACTACAGAATAATTTATCATTGCATTTATAAATGCTTCGACCAAAATCGATGATCTTAAAAATTCTGCCAAAGGTTGGAACCTTGTAATATTTTTTTTTGTAACAGTAATACAAATATTTTTTGCTAGTTTTATTGTACATGACATTATTTGTATGTAGATCGTTGTGGGTAAAAGAAAATACTTTTTGATACGTAAGTAAAATCATAATAATTTGCATAAGCGCCGAAAACCATTCTGCTTCTGGGAAATCGTCGTGATTCGCTAGCAATGTATCAAATGTTTCATCGCAACATTCCATGCAAATCACTTCTATGGGAAATTTGGATATAATGGCTTCCACTTTTTCCTCTTCTAAACAGGTATTTTCATCAGAGTCATCTTCATCTTCTTCTTCATGATCTTCATCTTCCCAGTCATCATCTTCATTATTACTTGTATTTGGATTTGGATTTGTATTTGCATTTGGTTTTTCATCATTGGATGTGTGCGACGTTCGCGAAGAACATGTCGAATTTGTTTTTATTGTAGTTGTTTTATGATTTAACCCATCATTTACTGTTATATCAGGAATTTCTAGGGACATTTCCTTCATGTCCTGCAATGTTACTATAGTATTGGACTCGGTCACAGTTTCATGATTGGTCAAAAAAAGATCCTCATATAATTCTTCGTTGATACTTTGAATGGAAAGTGTAGATTTATTGGAATGATGTTTATCAATGATAAGTAAAGGCTTTTTAATAGTTGTATCATTCGACTCTAGCAAAAATTGGTAATCTTCTACACGAAATAATTTATTTTTGTGTTGATTAAAAAAATCGGATCTGTCTAGATATTCAACATCATCTATAATGTCTATAGAAAAATTATTTTTTATGGAGAGAAATGATCCATAATAATCTAATCCATGTACAAATTTAGAACGATGTAACATCATACTGGATAAAAATACAAATAGTCCATCCACATACGATGCATTGTTGCAATCTAACAATTTTGGGTGAGTGTCTCCTTGTACTGAATTATACTTGGGCAAAGTAAATAGCTCTGGATCATTGATATTATACTTTCCAATAAAGTACTTGAATGGATCTAAAAGGGGCGCCATTTTAAAAAAGACTCGTTTTTTTTCTGTTGCTTCGGCAAGTTTTGTGTGTTGAATATCACACACATAAATGTCTTTTTTATCGTGATCCTTTTTGATAATATTTTGTATATAACAATCATGATTTAAATTGACAGAGTTGTAATTTGTCTCATTTAATGAAAAAAATTTATTGTATATGGGAATATAATTTTGCACACTTGATAAATGCAAACCATCCTTTTTTTGCATTTGCTTAAAGAGATCTCCATTTTTTCTTTTTTCATAGTGAATCTTTAGTTCCATTCCTAAATATTATATAAAATACTTTTAAAAAAGAGGAATCTAAACTTATTTAGCGTTATGGATTCGTTGCACATTTAAATCCTTTTTCTAACTATTTTCTAGAATGACGCTAGAGTTGAAGAAATTTGATATGAAAACAATCAGTTTTAAGCCGAATGAAGCTAAAGGCCCGGTTGTCGTTCTCATTGGACGCCGCGACACTGGCAAATCATATTTGGTAAGAGATTTATTGTTTTATCATCAAGATATTCCCATAGGCGTCGTGATTGCCGGCACAGAAGAAGGCAACGGATTTTACGGGAAAATGGTACCGAAACTATTTATTCACAATGAGTACAATACTGCGATCATAGAAAATATTTTAAAGCGACAAAAAACCGTCTTGAAACAGATCAAAAAAGAGATTGAGTCCTATAAGAGAAGTTCTATTGATCCTCGGGCTTTCGTGATTCTGGATGATTGTTTGTATGACAACACGTGGTCGCGTGATAAAATGATGCGATTACTTTTCATGAATGGCAGACATTGGAAGATCATGTTAATCATCACAATGCAATTCCCTTTAGGCATTCCTCCCACACTGAGAACCAACATAGATTATGTTTTTATTTTGAGAGAACCTTACATTGCAAATAGGAAACGCATCTATGAGAATTATGCAGGCATGTTTCCCACATTTGAGTCTTTTTGTCAGGTCATGGATCAATGCACAGAAAATTATGAGTGTTTGGTCATAAACAACAATGCAAAATCGAACAAAATATACGACCAGGTGTTCTGGTACAAGGCAGATTCGCATAACGACTTCAAATTGGGGTCGAAAGAGTTCTGGGAACTCAGCAAAGATATGAATTCTGATGAAGAAGATGAGAAATATGACCCGAATAATGTGAAAAAACGCGGCCAAGGCCCCAAAATCAGCGTGAAAAAGACGAAATGGTAAGAATCTTGCTTTGAAGCGGTTTATGCGCTTTTACATAAAATAAGCGGTTTTCTTAATCTTGCTTTCAATAATCTTGCTTTAAATATATAAAGCAAGATTATTAATTTAAAGATTAATCTGTTATACAAACTATAACATGCAAAAGGAGTTAAATATCGTCGATCTGATCGAAAAGAACCCGATAGCTAAGCTATCAAATACATATAATAGCAAACTTTTAACCAAAATTCAAGAAACATTTTCTGGATTTGAACAACAATTGTTTGTTAGTAGTTTTTATTGCTATTTACACTATGATAAGAATACAGATTTTGTAGTAGATTTGGATAACGTATGGAAATGGTTGGGTTTTACTTTAAAAGAAAATGCAAAACGTATGTTATTAAAACATTTCAAAGTAGATATAGATTATAAAAATCTTGCTCGTCAAGTTGGAGAAGCAAGTTTGGAAAATATGAATCTTGCTCCCGAAGTTGCGGGAGCAGTTTTAGACGATCAAAAATGGGGCGGCCATAATAAAAAAACTATGATGCTGACCATTAAATGTTTTAAATCTTTATGCTTGAAAGCGCAAACAAAGAAGGCATCGGAAATTCACGAGTATTATATGAAAATGGAAGAAGTCTTGCATGAAATTGTAGAAGAAGAAACAGACGAGCTTCGCAAGCAATTGGAACAAAAAGATACTATTATTTTAGAGAAAGAACAAGAAAAGCAAAAAATGACAAAAGACAATCAAAAGGCGGTAGAAAAGGCGACTGTTGCACAATTTCCATTAAATACCGAATGTATCTACTTTGGAACGATCGACAATACAAATGAATCGGGAGAGAAATTAATCAAATTCGGACATACTAACAATCTTGCAACAAGAGTGATGGATCATCATAAAAAGTATGATAATTTTATTCTTGTCGCATCCTTTCGTGTTCAAAATAAAGTAGAAATTGAAAATCTTATCAAATCGCATCCAAAAATTAAACGACAAATTCGAAGCATAGAAGTAAATGGAAAAAATAAAACAGAGATTATCGCTTATGACGGTGAAACCTTTACTATTGAAAAGTTATCTAAACATATCAAAGATATTATTCACTCCAAAACATATAGTATTGATAATTTTAATCGTGTATTACAACGCAATGAAGTGTTGGAATTGGAAAATATACAATTAAAAGATGATCAAGAAAAAAGAAAAATGGATACTATACAGTTAGAAGTTGAGATTAAACATCTAAAAGAATGTATTGAAGCGCAACAAAAAAAACTAGACTCCATTGTTGCTGAAGAAAAATCTGTTTATCAAAATGTTTTATTACCAGAAGATGAACTAACAAAAAAGTTTAACGAATTTATTGCAGATTCTTGCATTGTTCGACCAGATGTACAAGAGCATTCTGTCAATTTAGAAGGCAGATATCGTCTATGGAGTCAAGTAAAACCAACAAAAGATGTGTTTCATGCTTTAAAGAATTATTTGGATACAAGATTCAAACCAAAACGAATCAATAACATTCATGGTTACGCTGGAATTAAATTAAAAACTGTAGAATATAAGAAAACGCATCTAGATTCTGATATACAAACGTTTATTTTTCAAGTCTGCAAGTTTTCAGATAATGGAAAGATTTTAAATTCAGTCTTGTTGAAAGAATATCAAGATTGGAAGAAATCGGTTAATAAAGAGGTAAATGAAAAAGAAGATGAGATGAAAGAAATAAAGGAATATTTAAATTCTTCACCATACGCTCTCAAAGCAACGGTTTGGACAGATCAAGGCAACAACGAAGGCTATTATGGTTTATCTCTTCGTCGTGATTCTGAAGTTGTAGTTGCTTCTTCTACAGGAAAAAAGGTTGAAAAGAGAGAAATAGAAACGGATCATATTCTTGGAACATGGGAATCTATTTTGAAAGCGGCACAAAATGAAAATATATCTACTGCAAAAATGAGTAAATATGTAAAAAATAAAACAGTAATTGGCGATTATTATTACTGTTGTAAAATTATGATTACATAAGTATTTATAAAGAATAGAAGATCATCGAACACGCGCAGGAGAATCACACGATAATCTAAATGTTATTATACTATTTTTACAACACAGTGTAATAAACATTTCTAATTTTTGATAATACGTCTACAAAAGGTTTTTATATAGTTTAGGTAAAAATATTGCGATATTATATATGGACAAAGAGTTAAGGGTAGCTATTGAAACAGGAGATTTAGACAAAGTAACTGAACTTATTAATAGCGACAATTTGAATAGTAAGAACAGTTTAGGATTTACTCCTTTGTTCTGGGCCATTTATTATAAAAAACTACCCATAGCAGAGTTCCTCCTCAAAGAAGGCGCTGACGTGAATGCGAAGACCGAAACTGGACGGACTCCTCTTCACCAGGCTTCTCATGGCGATATAGAAGGAGTAAAGTTATTGTTGGCCAATGGCGCTAACCAGAATTTGAAAGACAATGATGGAAAGACTCCTCTTGACTTGGCTATTCGAAATCATTATGTGAAAGTAGCAGAGTTGTTGAAGTCCAAAGGAAGGTCGTCGTCCAAAGGAAGGTCGTCGTCGTCCAAAGGAAGGTCGTCGTCGTCCAAAGGCGGTAAAAGAACGAGAAGAAAGTTTTTAAAAAGAAGCAAAAGAAGCAAAAGAAGCAAAAGAAGAGTTTAAATTTACAAGATAGAAAAAAGTAAAGATCAAAATTTTGGAACATTAGAATCTATGACAAAACGAAAACATATCTACTACAAAAATGAGTAGATATGTAATAAATTTCACAAAATATTTATAAAAAAATGTCTAAATATTAAATCTGACGTTAGAATTACGCTTTTTGCACAAGATTAGATGATTTTAACACAGTAACCGAATTACTACTATGTGCAGTATCACTTTGAACTGATTGAAATGTTCCTGCAAAAAGTCCAAGTATTGCAGATTTAGTTGGAGTAGTTAATACTGCAAGAGATGCCGTATTCGTCTTGTCATATGATTCAGTTTTACCGTTATTCTTTTTAACAGCGGATCCTTGTGATTTTGTTGCTACAGTTTGAATACTTTCGGCCGCAACACCATCTGCCATAAAATTTACGCTTCCAAGATTCACAACCTTATTGATTTTTTTATTATAACCAACAAATTGGTACATAGTATTTGGAGATACTTCTATAGCTCTAACATCTAATGATTGTGTAAGATCCGCATAGTCAGCGACGCCTTTTAAATTGATAGTCGTAGGGCATGTTAATGTTGATGGTGACTCGGTGTCTTAAACGGTTGAAGATAAATGTGCTGCCACAGCAGTTCCAATAGATATAGCTGATAATACATGAGATGGATCGCCCGATAATTCAAATGGTTCCTGTGTGAATTGCGTTACTTTCGTATTATCAATACCTTTTATTGATTTAGTTGTAACTATTAGATGTGCTAATGCTGAAACTGTTATTTTTGAGGACGTGTTTGTCTTTCCAAAAATTTTTGCAGTTGCAATAGTAACCCCGTTTATTTTCCATACACCAAGAGTTCCTTCCTCATCCTGATCATAAGATACCGTAATATCTTCAGCTTTAACCATTATATTAATTCCGAATACTATTTTTTTCACAAAAATTTTAATCGAAAAAAAAGCTCTTAAACTTATATGAAAAAATGTGTATTTATAATTTAATTATGCGTATGTTGTATAAATGTAATTTCTAATTTCCAATTAGCAATTCGTGAATTATTTTTAACCATTCTCCCACCTTTGCAGGGTTTTCGCGAATATCGGGATTCCCATCAATCGTTAGAGTATCAATGTCTTGAAATTCGGTTTGAATCATGGTTTCGTGATATCTGTGGCAACGTTTTAGATATCCCAAAGGAATTGTTTCTTCGCCTGTTCTGGAACGCGTTTGAATTCTTTCAAAGCATATCTCTGGGCTCGTTCTTACATAAATTACATTTGTAATCGTGTATTCGGATGTAAAAGTATCAAACCAACGCATATAGATCTGATAATCCACATCTTCGATATTTCCCATATCATACAACATTTTTGCAAAGACGTGCTTGTCAGTGTAAAGACTTCTCTCCGTAAAGAAGATGGTTGCTTCAGGATTCGCTTTTATCACCGTTTTGAATTCCGCAAGCCGTGTAATATACGCCATCATTTGAAAGGAAAATGAATATTTCTTTTGATCCTCGTAAAATTTCTGAAGCATTGTTGTGCCGTTCTTGTCTGTGATTTTATCCCATTCACTAACAGGTTCCTTCAAAAAGACCACACGCGTATCGGATTGGTATATTTGTGAAAGATTCTCAAGAAGGGTTGATTTCCCTGATCCAATATTTCCCTCGATTGTAATAATTTGAATTGACTTCTGCATGATGATATTATAGATGTAGTTATTTTACATGCATAATTCTTTAATCAATTTTTTTTGTTTCTTTTTATTCAAACCCTCATGTTATAGAGATATTTGAATTTGAATTTGAATAATTTAAAATATCTTTATATAGTAAATGTTTTCTGCATCTGCCACCGCGAGTTGTTCTGAATGTGCAACGGCTACTGCCACTGCAACTGGAAATACTTTACAAGAAGCGATTTTAAATGCGAATAATAGTGCTCTTTTGTCAGCACAAATTGCTTTAAGAAAACCTTTGCCAAATAATCCAGATGCTGATACAGCAAAAACGCTTCTCTTAAATTGTATTGACTTTAGACTAATAGACTATGAAGATTTTTTATTAGATTCCACAGGTTATTTAAATGAATTTGATGAGTTCATATTAGCGGGTGCAAGCTTAGGATATAATGGTATCACCGGATATTATCCACAATGGCAAAATTGTTGCGATGATCATATTAAACTGTCACATCAATTGCATGATATATACGAAATTACTATAATTGATCATATGAAGTGTGGTGCTTATAAATTACAATATACTCCAGAACAATTAGCTGGCGACGGGGAATATAAATTACATGTTGAAAATTTAAACAAGGCAGAAAAAACATTAAAAGAAAAATTTCCATTTATTAAGACAGTAAATAAATACATAATGAAATTAAATGGTGAAGCTACAAAAATACCATAATGATGATGACAAATAAAATAGATTAAAAATTGAATTGATTTAAACAGTTTGTGATAAAACTACAAACAATACACATCGCAATATGGATCTAAAACAATTAAAACTCAGCAAATCGGAATGGCAATCTATCGAGGTTCCCGCATCCGAAGATGAAAAACAAATATTACGGCTGATTACACAAGGTTATCATAACGTTGGCATCAGACACAATAAAAATAGTTCTTTATTCTCTTATTTGAAAATCGAATATAGTGAAGGAATAGAGGATTACTTGTATAATAAATTCTTTCTTCCAACTGTAGAACGTTTAAAGAATTTGGCGTCCAAAGAATTCGCTCCGCAAGTTATTGCAACCCCCGTTCTAAAAAAAGCCGACATGATACGTATTGAGAACAATGAAACCGCAAAATTAAAATCAGAGGAAATTTATGAAAATATACTTTTAACATGTATTGAAGATATGTTCAAGTATAAATCAAAATGGCGTCTCCATTATTTTACCTTGTACAAGCTAGTACAAAACTCAGTCCCTCAGGTAAATCGTCATGTTTTGCAACTTGTACAAACAATATTGCTTGATTATGAAGAAGAAATTTTGATGCCCGAGTTCATTGAAGAATCAGTGGAATTGCTAGAGAGAAACTCGTTACTTTTAAAGCATGCGGATATTACATTGTATGAACATCAAAAGCAACTATTTTCATTGATGCGTCAAGAGGGACCCAAGTTAGTTTTGTATATTGCTCCCACTGGAACTGGTAAAACATTGTCGCCTATTGGTTTATCTGAATCATATAAAATTATTTTCGTGTGTGCAGCAAGACACGTTGGTTTAGCATTGGCGAAAGCAGCCATTTCTATTCAAAAAAAGGTAGCTTTTGCTTTTGGCTGTTCTAGCGCGGATGATATTCGACTTCACTATTACGCAGCCAAGGAATATAGTAAGAACAAACGCAGCGGCGGAATTGGCAAGGTCGATAATAGCGTTGGAGACAAGGTTGAAATTATGATTTGCGATTTAAAATCGTATTTACCGGCCATGTTTTATATGATGGCGTTCAATCCGATAGAAAATTTGGTTGTCTATTGGGACGAGCCAACCATTTCTTTGGACTACGAGACGCATGATTTGCACGAGATGATCCAAAAGAACTGGAGCGATAATTTGATACCTAATATGATTCTTTCTTCTGCAACTTTGCCCAAGGTGCATGAACTCACTGAAACCGTTGCAAATTTTAAGGAAAAATTTGTCGAAGCAAAAATTCACAGTATTGTTAGTCACGATTGCAAAAAAACAATACCGTTAATAAATAAATATGGGTTTGCAGTGCTACCACACTATTTAAGTGAAGATCAAGAAGAGGTACTATCCATGGTCAAGCATTGCGAAAACAATCAAACATTGCTTCGATATTTTGACTTGAATGAAGTAGTTCAGTGCATTCTCTTTTTAGAAAATTCGACATTTATTCCTGAAAATGCTAAAATTGCGCGACACTTTGCCGCATTGGAAGATATTACCATGCACAAAATCAAGATGCACTATTTGCATTGTTTAAAAAAGGTGATTCCAGAGACATGGCTCACTGTTTGCGCCGGATTAAAAAATCTGCACCAACGGAGATTGACACCAAATAATACGATAGATACGAAAGGTAATAAAGTGCGAAGAATTTCAAGTGTTGGCCCAGGCGTAACTGCAAAAACAGCCGGGACACGACCTTCTTTGGCGGGTCAATCGATTGTAAAAATGGAAAGTACTATCGTGGAACCGCGCGAAGAATGTTCTGTGTATGTTACGACAAAGGATGCCTATTCTTTGACGGATGGTCCCACTATATTCTTGGCAACAGATGTGGAAAAAATTGCCAAGTTTTGCATCCAACAAGCAAATATTCCAGCCAAGGTTATGGAAAATATTATGGAGAAGATTGAATTTAATAATACAATCAATGAAAAATTACGATTGTTTGAAAAAGATTTAGAAGATGTCATGGCAAAACTTACCATGGAATCAGAACCTGTTGGAAACCCCAAGGGAAAAAACGCTGATAAAAAGGTAAAAACGGCAAAGAAAGGCTCTACAGAAGAAAGTTCTATTGAAAAACTCACAGAAAAAATGGAGTATTTGAGAGCTCTCATAAAAACGGCTGAATTGAATGAAACCTTTATTCCAAATAAACAACTTCACGTTCAAAAATGGGCAGAAGATATTGAAGTTACGAAACCCTTTACGTGTGACATTGAAAATAATATTATTATTGATATTATGATGCTGGACGATGTATGTGACAGTTGGAAAGTTTTGTTACTCATGGGAATTGGCGTATTTTGCAAACACGAAAGCATTACTTATACGGAAATTATGAAAAAATTGGCGGATCAACAAAAGTTGTATATGATTATTGCCTCTAGTGATTATATTTATGGAACAAATTACCAGTTTTGTCATGGGTATATAAGCAAGGATTTGATTTTAACACAGGAAAAAATTATTCAAGCGCTCGGTCGCATTGGTAGAAATAATATTCAACAAGATTATACAATTCGTTTTAGAGATGATGCGCACATTAAAAAATTATTTTGTCCGGAAGCAGACAAGCCGGAGGTGAGAAATATGAATCGATTATTTAACTCGTAATTGTTCGACGGAATTGCTTTTCCCAATCGATAAAAGGCGATAACCATTGTGTTTCGCCGTGAGTTGAAACTGCAGGAATACATGAAACTACATTTCTACCCTTGTATTTTTTTAATTCGGTAAAAATTTCAAAATCACCTGGATGTGATGTTTCGCAATGTTTTTTAAATATTTCTAAGTCATTTTCAATAGTTGAAACTTTTGTTGCAAATGTCATACAACAGCTATTTGTTATTTTCCAATGACTATTTTTTCCTATTTTAACAATCGTTTTTTCACCACCTTCTTCAATAAATGGATTTGGTCCGCCTTCGCGATGATTTATATATTTGTCGGGATGATCGTACCCCGACGAATAATCTCCAATATTTATTCCATCTGCAATAACCTGAGCAGCATTTTCTGTATAAATATAATCATCTTCAGCAAAATATACCGTTTCATCTTTGTTAAAATATTGTATAGCAAAATTAACAGAATATAAAAAAGATTTTGCATTTGATAACGATGTTCTAAAAATTTTACAGGGTTCGATGTATGAACATAAAAAAGTATAGGTTTCATCGCTCACATTATCAGCAACAACATAAATATCGTGATGTTCAAAAATTTTGATAAAATGTTCAAATACTCCCCATTTCGTAACGAAATATGGCTTTATTTTATTATAACCACCATCACTTATTCTGTAAATAACCTTCATTGTAAAAATAATACCCAATATTTCTTTAAATATTATTTACCAAATTTTTATTCAAGGATCAAAGATTTCCAACATGCGAGTAAAAGAATTACGACAAATAGGACAAGTAGTAATGGACGGATTATTGGAACAATCTCGGCAAATGCATAGATGTCCGCATGGCGCAAAGGCAATATGGCGCGGCGAGGAATGGCAAACCACGCACAAACGTGTAACAGGTTCCAAATGCCCACTAGTCTCTACACCTGCAGATATAGCAGGAGCAACAATCGGACGAATATAAAGAAAGGTAGAGTCGGAATTTTCATTCCAAATAGTGGAAAGAGGTTGATCAGAAGGTTCCAATGCGGGGCCATCCTCCGCATCAAGAACGGAGTCCGTTAATGGGACCAATTCAAATTCTTGTATATTCGCAAAATCTGGATTGACAGCTAAATTATGCTTCATTTTTTCAATAAATTCTGCAACGGTTGATTCGGTGTGAATCGAATAGGCGCACGTAACTTCAGTGCGAACAATCTTGAAATGAAATTCAAACATAGGTGACATTATTTTACAAATTGATTTTATATCATAAATAAAATCAATTTTTTTTATATTTTATACAGGATGTGCTCTTCCATATTCAGTATCCATATAGTTTTTGGGAAAATTATTTTCGATATTTTTATGCTCTAAACAAGTGATGAATTTGTTATACATTTCTTGATACAAATTAGCTTTGGTGTTATCTGACATATTCCACCATTCGGAAAAGGAATTTTCAAGTTTAATAATAGAAAGATTTTCAGATTCGTATCCTGTATTATAATGTTTATCAGTAATAATTATTAAATGAAAGTTCCTTTTATTTTCTCTTAACCAGTTCAACATACCGTCTATATTCAAGGTATCAATATTGTCAAATACATTGATAAATATTGTTTTATTATTGCTATGTAACATCTCTCTAAAATTTCGAATTTTCTCATCAAATCTATTTTTAACTAGATCATAATTGGTAATTTGCCAATTTTCAATTGTAAATTCATGGTTGAATGTAAATTTATATAATGAATGTCTAACGTTATTATTTTCTTGATTTTCAAGAAAGTTTCTATCATATATTTTTTCATAATACCCATCCTTTAAAAATTCCAAGATATCATTGAAATGATATATGCCCAACATAAAGAGAGTTTTTTTGCGAACATTCAGTATATCATCAATTATAATTCCTGGAGCACACTGGTTTCCGAGATGACACAAATCCAAATTATACATTCTAATATATATATTATATAATATTATAATAAAATTTTGTTTTAATTTTCAAAATCAAAAAGCAAAAGCATCATGATCTGCTTTACATATTGATAATAATATTCAAATTAAAGGGAGTCTATAGTATGCTCACCCTTTTGATCATGAGCAAAATACATTCTTCCTTTCCCAGCTGGTAAAGCGATTTATTAATACTATAAATATTTTTATGGTATTAAACTATTCTATAAATATACAGATAAAAACCACACGATATATGGTCTTAATTGGAGTAAGCAAGACCACCCATGCCCGACATGATGCGGAGCACGTTGTAGTTGGTTGCATAGACGCGGACCTTGGCCGTTTTTGTTCCTTCGACTGTGGCGTTGGAGAGCACAAGTTGGAGTGTGGCGTTATCAATTCGCGAAAAATTGCACGTGCCTGAGGGCTGGTGCTCTTCAGGTCTCAAGGCAAAAGAATACACGTTGATGCCCTCATCGGGTGAGCGCGTGTGGGCCTGGTAAGGCTGGACCCACGAGAAGTAAGATCCTTCACGCTCAGAGAAACGATCTTGACCGTTGAGCTGGAGCTTGGCAACAACAACGGGGTTCTGGCCCCAACAGTGCATGTCGAGCGACGTCTCGGACAAGACAAAGGTTCCGGCATCAGAAACAGTGGATCCGTTGTTGAAGTCGGCTGGGCCAACAAGGTTCTGAAGAGTAACACCAGTTCCATTAAGTGCTGCTGCCTGCTGTTGGAGCTGCAAGTAATAAGCGTTGTAAGGATTGCTGGGATCGTTAATGGTGGCACTGTTAAGAGGATTTTCACCTCCAAATTGAGGACCAGAGTAAGGGTTGGTAGGTCCATCCCAATAGCTGGTAAGGTATCCTTCAGGAGCATCAAGAGCACCGGCATCATTGAATGTGCCCTGTGCATTGATGTACGCAAACTGATTCTCTCCCTTGTGGTAAGCACCCGTAAGCTCTTGAGGTCCGCCGAAAGCATGAATGGCATTGGGCAAAGCGTCAATGGCATCGGTGTAGTTGAAGGGCTGAGCTCCAAGAACCTTGAATAAAACGGAATCGCACAAGAGAGAAGAGCAATAATCAACGTTCTGATCGGGTTGGACAACCCAGATAAGCTCCTTCACGGGGTGGTTGAAGTTGAGCTTGATCTTGTTCGAGGACGAACCGACCGACTCGTCACCAGTGAATTGAAGCTGTGTGATCAAGTACTCGTGAGGGTTCTGTGCGAAGCGGCGGCGCTCATCCGTATCCAAGAAGACGTAATCAACGTACAGCGAAGCAGCAACAAGAGACTGATTGTAAGCGATGACTGCAGTGACGGGTGTTCCTGTTCCAGTGGAGTAAGCCGAAGCACTGCTTGTGGTGGTATTTGTCAAGCAGTTCAAGCTGGTGACGGCCCACAAGCACTCATCGATGGGGCGAATATCAAGGTTGATCTTCACCTCGTGGTACTGCAAAGCAATCAAGGGCAAGGCAAGACCGGGGTTGGTGCAAAACCAAAATTGAAGGGGAACGTACAACGTGGTTTCAGGAAGGGCATTGCGGGGAGCGCAAACCTGGCGGGGAGCAAGAGAGTCGCAAGGTCCATCAACATCAGCGAACGAAGGATCCGTGATAAATGTAAGCTGAGTGGTGTTACCAATCATCTTGAAGTATCCACGCTGTTGTTCAGCAGTCATGGTGAGCTGGTTCCAGATGTGCATCCAATCACCATATTGGCGATCGATGCGCTGGCCTCCAATCTCAACCTCAACCTGGGCAATAAGCTGCTCTCCGGGGTAGTCGAGCCATCTGGCATAAACACTGGCAGTGCCTGTGGCAAGCGTAGCAGTGTTTCCCATAAGTTGGTTGATCTCGGGAAGAGTGACCTGGAGATATGTGCGGTAAGCAAGATCACCATTGCGGCTGATAATGCATGTAACACGGCGACCGAAATCGGCCTGGCCGTTAAAAGTCTGTTCAATAGACTCAATGGCAAAGTTTGTGTAGCGTCTGTAGGTCACCTTCCAAAAAGTGATCTGAGGGTTTCCAGTAAGATAGACATCTTGAGCACCATAGGCAACGAGCTGCATAAGACCACCTCCCATTTTATAATATTGCTAAAGAAAAAAATTTTTGGAAATTAAATTTAATTCAAACGGTAATTAAATTTATGAAAGTAGCAATTTAGTCGAATCAAAATTATTTTTAAGAAATGACATCAAATAAGAGTCTAGAAAAATCTCTTTTTTCCCTTCGTGTTTTTTTGTAAATATATATGAATCTTTCCTTTTTTGAATACTCCATCCTTCGTTTAAAGCATTAAATAAGAATACCATTTTTTGAAATTGGATATTTTCCATTTTTATATGATTTTCTTCTAATTGTATTTGTAATTCCATTTACTAACAGAAAAGAAAACTAAAACTTATTTTATCGGTAAATATTAATATACTTTGGATAAATTATCAATTAAAAAATTAACAGTTTTAAATTATAAAGATGCCTTCCTTCAAACCCAAAACGATTAAAAAATTCAAGGTCAATAAAAAAGGCTCAACAACATTAGATGGAAAACATAGAGAATATATTAATAATTTCAATAAAGACGAGCAAGACAAGATTCCTAAATTAAAACAGGAGAGAAAATCTCTCAGAGAATCCCTTCAAAACCATGAACAATCATTGTCTATCGAACAAATTATGGACATAAAAGATCGCATCTCGGATATTACAACAGAAATAAAAGATTTAAAAAGTAAAAAGGTGGAATATTTTTTAGATAATTCTAAATATATCTTTGATTATTTTGAAAACAAGAAAAATATTTCTGAAAAACCCGATAATGAGGTGAATAACAAAAGTAAAATTCTTGATTCTTTTTTCAAGATAAATAAGAATGATATAACAAATCAAAAAACAATCGAGACGAGAAATAATAATATTTTTCAAAAGTATTTGAGTAACATAGATGAGTCTTTTCTAGATATTTCTTCTTTTATAACACCAACGGATATTTGTCAAAGTTGTTATAAAGGGGAATTGATTCCTATGGATGATGAAGGTGTTTTAATATGCAATGTTTGTTATAAGAATGTGCAATATTTAATAGAAAATGAAAAGCCATCTTACAAGGAACCGCCAAAAGAAGTATGTTTTTATGCATATAAGAAAATTAATCATTTCAAAGAAATTCTTGCACAGTTTCAAGGGAAAGAAACAACGCAAATCCCACCAGACGTCATTGAAAATTTAAAACAGCAAATTAAAAAAGAGAGAGTAGATATTCTAAAAATAACCTATTATGAAACCAAGGGATTTTTAAAAAAACTGGGATATAATAAATATTACGAGCATATTAATTTTATCAAGGATAAGTTAGGATTAAAGCCGCCTATTATCTCACAAGACCTGGAAGAAACGTTGTGCAATTTTTTCATGGAGATACAGTATCCTTATGCAAAACACTGTCCAGATTATCGCGTTAATTTTTTACACTACTATTATGTTTTGTACAAGTTATTCGAGCTTCTTGGGGAAAACCATTATTTGCAAGAAATTCCAATGTTGAAGGATAGAGAGAAGTTGATAGAACAGGATACGATATGGAAGAAAATATGTGAAGAATTAGACTGGGAATTTATCGCAACCGTTTAACACAAAATATTTTTGTATTCTTTATAACTTTTTACTTTACTTATAAAGAATTAAAATTCATGGTATTATTTATTATTTATAGACCACCTGGGAAGCCAACAAGATTGGCGCCAATACCGAAACCAGCACCAGCTCTGGTCGTAACACCAACGGTAGGAATATACGTGTCTAAAATGGCAAATGTGGCGGCAGCGGTGAGTGCGAGCATGCAAATCTCTTCAATATTTAACGAGCGTTTAGGGATGGCGTAAGCAGCAATGGCTACCATCAAACCTTCTACTAAATACTTGATGATTCTCTTAACAAACTCCATAATGTCAAACATTGAATATAATAAAACACAAGAAAAAAAGATATTATAAAATAAAAAAACTTAAATGAATCCTTCAACTTAACTATACAAAAGAATGGCGTATGAATCGAAACATTTAAAAGACGGAATAGAAAATCCTAAATATGTAGATTTATTGGAGGAAGACAAGCCGATTGCTGGTCAAAAGTTTGTGTGTGTTTCTTTTGTTAGTCCTGAAAAAATTGTGAAACAGAAGGAAATATTTTTCTTTGAGGAATTCCTAAAACAGTGGGAATTGTCAAAAAGTATGGAAAAGTTTGTTCAGTTTCTCAACTTTGTAAGTTTTAAATTCAAGTTATCATTTGACGATATTATGAAGGACTTTGAAGGATTCACTAAAGATCAAAAGGAAGAGTTGTGCAAATCATCTTTGACCGATGATTATCAAACATTTTTAGATAAGAACGATCAAGATCTAGAGAATAGCTTTAACACAAAGTTTAATTTTCAAACATCAACCCGCGGGATAAAGATTCGAGGCGTGTATCCAACTTTGGAAGAAGCTGAACTGCGCTCTAAAATGTTGCGTGAAATTGATCCCAGTCACGATGTGTTTGTCGGTCCAGTTGGTTTGTGGATGCCTTGGCACCCTGAAGCTTACAAGACCGGACGTGTTGAGTATTTGGAAGAGGAGTTGAACCACTTGATGCACGAAAAAACCCAAAATGAAACGTTTGCCAAGTCGGCTTTTGAACAACGCGTTAAAGAATCGAAAAAAGCCGCGATTGAGGAAAATATTAAGCATGCTGAGAAGACCGGTACTACTCTAACGCAAACGATTGATGCTGAAGGAAACTTGATTGGTGTAAATAATTTGAATACACAAGAGAGCGAGTTGAATACGGAACAAATTTCTGCAGCCGATATTCGTCAAGAGTTGTTCGATGGTGAAAACATTGTTATCGGAAAAACGGACAATGGCCGAAGCGAATTATTGAGCGGTCCTTTTGCTATTAAAAAGGAGGAATAAATATTCGTAAAATATAAAAAATAAATAAAAAATATAAAAGTTTTATTTATTTATAATCAATCAATCCAACATGCAATCGTTGATTTGGCTTATATTTTAATATGTCCAATTGTTGCGATGTGGTTGGAAAGTCTATAGCACCATACACATCTTGAAGTAAAAGCCACTCAAACAATCCACCTAGATACACATATACATTTGAAAACCCTAATTGTAACAATTGTTGATATTTTCTATAAAGAGCATCATCATTTGAATGTTTTCCATAAATGATAATAGAGACGCTACTTTTAAATTTTAAATGTTTATTCATGACATCTTCTTCTTGTGAAGCATGTATGCTATTTAAAATAAGGCAGTCTTGTTCGTAAATAGGCAATGTATTTATCAACAAATATAGTTCCGGATGTTTGGATGCCGTTTGAACATCTTCAAAATTAATTTTGGGTATAGATTGGGAATTTCCCATGAGTCGGAGTCTATTATTATTTATATAAAAGGTTTAAGTTTTGATTACGTAAAATTTACTACTATTTCTACCTTTTCTTTTTTAATACTTTTCGAGGCCGAGATTGATAATTCTTCTCTCTTCTTCCTAGTTTTGGTATTTTCAACAAGAGGTTCCTTTCTTTTAGATGTACTATTTCTACAATTCATATCTTTTTCAATCGCCTCGTAATTTTCTTCGATATATTGAACTACCTTATTTTCCAAGGTCCATTTGAAAAAATTCAGTTGGCCGATTGTGGTCTCTATAAATGTATCGCCTTTATAAGGGATACTAATTCTATCCCATCTACAAAAGGGATCAAACCGTCTTTTGCTATACGCCTTTAACTTTAATTTGTAATCTACATAGACCTTGAAACGACGTACATTTCCGCATGCATCTGAAAGAGGATACAATGTATAATATTTTTTTGCATAATTCGTTGCAAACCAATCAACAATTCGGAGAGAAATTTTTGATTCACCCGTTATAATTTTTAGCATATTGTCCAAGTTCGTTTCATCCTTGTAAAAATCCATTAAATTATTCAACAGTAAATCATTTTGAGTCGTATAATTTGTAGCTGAAGACATCAAATATTAGTAAGTATTTAAACGATTTGTTTAAATTCTTATTTTATTTTATTAAATAATACCCATAATCTTTATAAAATATCTTGATATAGTAGTTACCTACATGCATTTTTTATTAGAGGCGGTTCTTATGGGAACTTATACATTTATTATTTTTTTATGTATTTCATTTTTCCCAATACGTAACATGTATGTTCTTTTATTTTTCATCGGATTTGTTAAACATTTTTTAGGATATTATTTATATTTCCAGCAATACTTTTGCAATTATAAATGTACTGAGCATAAAAAACAAAAAGATCAAAATGATAAAAAAGATCAAAAAGAGGTTACAACACCATTTGCTGAATTACTTGGTGAATCATGTATAGAAGGATTAGCATGTATTGGTGTTGGTTTTGTATTACTACAGATACCTTATCTACGTAGAAAAGAAAGGGTAATATTTTTTCTTCTTGGCTTTATATTACATATAATAAGTGAATTGCTGGGCCTGCACAGTTATTTTTGTAAAAAAATTGTAAAAATGCATAACAAGAGCAAGCTATTTTTCTTTTTCAGACGATGTCGAAATAGGCTTTAAAAAATTATCCTGTGCAATTACATCATGAACATAATTATTGTCGGAAAAAGGATTCATCCCAATTTGCCCTATCATTTCTCTCTCTGCCATTCGATGATAAGTATCTTCACGTTTGTTAAATGATTGTTCATGATCCTTATTTTTGTCTAAAATATATAATTCCCCTTGTTGATTCATTAGCCATGAATCATCTTCTGATAATAAAGATTGTTGAATTGCAGTTTTTTCAATCATGACAGTTTTCTCAATAAAAGTAGGTATTTTTCGCATACTTTTTTCATAAGTGCCCCCATACGACCATTTCCATTCCATATAGTATATCTATATCTACCGATAGTTTTTCTTTTTTTACTCTAAACTTGTCTTTATAAGTTGCATTTTCTTTGTAAATAAAAAGGCATCTTTGTTTGTTCGTCTCCTTTTTAAATTGCATTGCAAACAAGATATAATTACATTAGAATTATTGTGACCTATATCATTGTTCAATCGATCAAGTGTCCATTGATTAGATTCTCTCGCATATTCATACATTATATAAACAAGTGTATTACAGTAATCACAAGTTAGTTTTGATTCATATAATTTTGTAACAATCCTCATAAAATCAATAAAATCTGGTTCCGAAAAACGTTTTTTGCAAATATCTTGTTGCTTGTAACTCTGTCGTTTTTTTTCAATTTCTCGTTTTGCTAAAATTGCCTCTGCTGATAGTGCCTTTTTTTCAGTTAGTGCGTTTGCTGTATAAAATTCATATAATTCCTTAATAAGCGACCACTGATATGCTTCCGTATATACTTCGGAAGAAATGTTCCATTGTTTGCATTCCTTTCGAATCGTTGGTTCTTTTTTTTCATGAACCAATTTCTTCATTTGATAACGATTTGCGGTTCCTTGAATAATGATCTTTTTTTCATCCATGGTTGTATATTTATCTAGTATATTTATCTAGTATATTTTTCTAGTATATTTTTCTAGTATATTTATATTTATAAATGAATATAGATATTTCTTCTATATACTAATATTTTGAAAAGTGAGTTAAACCCAAAACGATATTATTATATATCATGGATAACATAATAAACGAAGAAAATGGACAAAAAGTAAAAATAGATGAATGTATTGAACTTAAAAATATCCAATATAAAACTATGCTTTTAAATGGAAATTCATTGAAGGAATCGAAACAATCTGATAATTTATTAAATCTTGATAAATTTTTGGAAGATGATAAAAATAATAACCAAAATGATCCGTGGAGTAAATTAGATAAAACTGCCAAAACAAAAAAGTTGTTGGCTTTTGCTGAAATATATGCAAATGAGAAACAATTTACAGAAGAAGAGATTCAGCTTTTTCATGTCTTTTTAAAAGATTGTCTCGATAGAAAACGACTTCAACGAGTGAAAGACGTGGAATATGACAGAACAACCGGGGAAGTAAAGATGATTCCTGCTTTATCATATAATAAAACAACTCGCCATTTTACCATTAAAAATATTGATAAGCGCGTTTCTACACTAAAAAGTTTGCCACCTAAAAAAAACAGAAGCACTGCGAAGAATGTAGTCAATAGTGAAGCAAATAACTCAGATTCAGATGGATGAACTTTCAAACTATTATGATATAAAGACGTTTTTATATTAAATATATGCATACATGTATTCATGAATTACCAGATTTAAAAGATGTCCTTGACGATATAACCGTGGAAGACAATTCGCCTTTTATAGATGAACCTGATGAAATAGAACTTGTTACTACATGTATAGAACTTATGCATAGTTATATAGACGAAAATCCATATGCAATTTCAGAGCCAGATTTTGAAGAAGAGATGATGGAAAATATTAAAGAACTTTATAAAATTATGCCGTCTTTATTATCTGAGGATGAAATGGATGATTTTGAAGATATATTGGATACCTCTTTGGCGTTATTTTATACGCAAATTATTCCTCCAAGATCATATTCTAATACATTTGCAAAACCGTTGTCATCCAATAGCATTAAAAAAAGGTTGTCTAAAATAAATTACTTGCGAAATAAACCTCAGCCTGAACAACGAACCCCCGAATGGTATTTATTTCGACACAATCTAATAACGGCGAGCAATGCTTATAAAGCATTTGAAAATGAGGCAACAAGAAATCAGTTAATTTACGAAAAATGTCAGCCCTTAAAAATGGATCTTTTAGAAAACGATAAACCGGCACAAATAAATATTCAATCGCCATTTCACTGGGGTCAAAAATATGAACCAGTTAGCGTAATGTATTATGAAGATACATATAAAACAAAAATTGGTGATTATGGTTGCATACAACACGATACATATTCATTTTTGGGGGCAAGTCCGGATGGAATTAATATAGATGAAACGAGTAATCGATTTGGAAGATTGTTGGAAATTAAAAACATTGTCAATCGTGAAATAGATGGTATTCCTAAAAAGGAATATTGGATTCAAATGCAATTGCAAATGGAGACGTGTGATTTAGACGAATGCGATTTTCTTGAATGTCGCTTTTCTGAATATGAAGGGGAATCGGCTTTTTATCAAGATGGGACCTTTTGCTCTTCAGAAAAAGACGACTGTAAAAAGGGAGTGATTATGTACTTTTGCAAAAAAGATGGCAATCCAAAGTATGTATATATGCCATTGTCTATTCAAACAAAAGAAGAATACGAAATATGGGAACAAGAGACGATGCAACAGTTGGAACAAGAATTTACATGGATTAAAAATATTTACTGGAAATTGGATGAAGTGAGTTGTGTATTAGTCTTGCGCAACAAAATATGGTTTCGAGATACTGTTGGAAAAATCGAAGAGGCTTGGACTATTATTGAAAAAGAACGCGTTTCTGGATTTCAACATAGGGCCTCTGCGAAACGCGGAAAAAAGGCGGTGGATGAATCAGTAACATCAAAAATAGATGGTTGTTTTCTCACGGTATTGAAAGAAAATTCAGAAAAACAAAATAGTTCTATCCAGAATACTACCATACAAAATTTTTTTCATAAACAACAACCGGTACAAATAGTAAAAATAAGAACAGAATCATTTGACGAAACAAAGAAAAATATGTAGTATTAATATGTAGCACACATTATGGTGTTCGACCTGATTGCGATAGCATTATAAACAGCTAGATTTTATGAATTAATATATATTTATTTTTTTGTAAATATATATACACCATTGAATATTTAAAATGGGATAATTTTTAAGTCGAATACATCTCGCAAATTTCATCCTCTTTTTCTCCTCAATATCTTTGTGTTCCTTTTCCTTGTCTTCTTTGTCTTTTTTGTCTTCTTTGTCTTCTTTGTCTTCCTTCTCTTTCCTGCAACCATAACTTTTCCCGTTATAATTGAACCAGGGTTAAATAAAGGAGGAGGGCGAGGAGGGTTTCGTCTATTGGAATATTTTTCCAACCTTAAAGTTCTTAACTTTTCAAGTACCTGTAATAACTGATCTATCTCTGGTAGTATAAGCCCACATAATTGTTTTGTACTAGGAAATGCGAACATTTTTCCTTGTAATGTTACAATGGCTGGTCTAAGAGTTCCAGTTAAATAATTTATATCGGTTAAAGAACCTATATTTACGTTTAATGTATTAGAAATAGATGTTTGTATTCTCAATAACTTTTCATGTAATGAGACTAATTTTGATCTAATATCAGCTACATAACTTAAATAAAGTTTGTCGGTTTCAATGTTTTCTTCCATATTGTCAAAGACGTCTTTCAACTGTTTAAGAATAGAAATAGTTATTTCTTTAACTAATGGTATTAATCTTTCAGGCTCTAATCTAATAAAAGTAAAGATTTGCTCTCTCCCATCAGATTGAATGTTGTCTTCTGTAATATTACTCAAAAGTTCCAAAATTTGTGTAATTTGTGCATCATTAAACATAACTGATGAAGGCTTACCAGAATCATAAACCATTGGTCTTATTAAATAATTGTAAATTGCATGTTCTGCGAGTAAAACAGGAGATAATTCAGTCAAATTTTTTGCACCTGGCATCCCCTGCCAGGTAGTGAGGTATTTTATATCATCTTGATATAGTTTTCTAGCAACTATTTCTAAAAATACTTTTTGTTTAGATTCTATTGTTGTAATATTCCCCCTCGTGTATTCTTGCATGAATGCATCCGCACAATATGTAACAAGATTATCAATTTCTGATTGAATTTCCGGTGATAGGCCTGAAGGTTCATTCATTGATTGAATTTAATTATATTACACAAATATTATAATATATTTTTTATGGAAAATAAACAAACCACAAATAAAATTATGAGTTTATTAAAATAGATTTGATGAAAAAATAAAAAATTTCAGAGATATGTACAATCTTTAAATAAAACTATTTTCATAAATTTCTCAGAGAATGTTGTTATTATTATTAATTTTATATAAAAATTAATAACCAATTATATATATATTATGAAAAACACTGTTATTATTTGTATAGGATTTCTTTTATTTGTTATTATTATTTGTAGTTTTTTATTCAAATTACCTACTACAACAACAATATCAGAAAACTTTTCCAGTTACACTTTAGCGGAGAAAGCCAACTATCCTATAAGTGAGATTGAGCCATTAGTATATGAATCTTATCCTTATACTGGCAGAAAAACAGTAAGCAACAACACAGCTAGTGATGTTTGGTGGCACTACCCAATTTTTAAAGAAGGGTCTTATGCACAAATTACAAATAATTTAAAGTATCAACGAAATCCGGATAATGGAACATGCGTTGATTCTGAATTTTGTGGTGTTTTGTATAAAGATAACCAAAAAGGAAGCAATTACACTTTGCCACTACCACCGGTTAAAAATGGTCCGGGAACACGAGTTGGATATTTTCGAACACCCCAAAATCTATTCTTAGGTCCGCAACCGGGGCCTGTTGATGAATTACCAACGTTTTAAAAAATGCAATAATAGAAAGATTCAAGTAAATAACTCAATAATACCAATTGAAAATATGGATACAATTTTTTTCTATGATTTAGATTATAAGTTATATCATAATTATAAAGCATATACATTAGACAAGTTGGTATAAAAATATGGGCATTTATTTTTGTTGTTCTATTATTTACAAGTAGAGCTGAACCAACTCGCAAAAAAACGTTTATATTATAAAAAGTCATATACTGTTTTTCATTTACAAATAAACTACTTACATCTTTAACATTTTCAGGTTCATCTCCTAACTGATAGTTTGGGTTTTCTATTTTTTTTGTTATGTAAGAAATAATACACTCATCTTTACAAAGCACCCAAGAAAATGGGATAGATACAAAGCTCATTATATATAATGTATCAAATAGGTCATGTTGTTTTATAAAATATCCATATACATTTTCCATAATCATTCCGCATAAATGAAGTCGTCCTATGCAATTCATATATATACATAACACACGTATTTTATTTATATATTTTTTATATACTATACAATTCTGACTTAAAATTTTCATTGGGTATCATATAATACTATGGAAAAAGAGAAAGAGAACATGGATATGCGCGTTACAAAGCGCAATGGAGAACTACATAATATCGCATTTGACAAAATTTTGAATCGGATTAAAAAGATTGGGATTGAAGCCAATATTCATATCAATTATTCGGCACTAGCGATGAAGGTGATTGATCAGTTATATGATAAGATTCCCACAACAAAAATAGATGAGCTTACTGCGGAACAGTGTGCTTCTCTATCCACAAATCATCCAGATTACGGAATTCTAGCCGGAAGAATCATTGGCAGCAATCATCAAAAGAATACAAGCGCCTCTTTTTTATATGTAGTGCGTCAATTGTATGACTTTCGCGATACAGATGGAAAGCATTATCCAATTATTACCAAGGAATTATATGATATTGTTGAAAAACATGAACAAGTGATTGAATCTATGATTGATTATCAACGAGACTATTTGATCGATTATTTTGGTTTTAAAACCTTGGAACGATCCTATTTGTTTCGAATTAATAATAAAATCGTCGAGAGAGTGCAACATATGTGGATGCGGGTTTCTATCGGAATTCATGGTACCAATCTTGCAGCAGTAAAAGAAACGTATGATTTGATGTCTCAAAAATATTTTACACATGCTACCCCGACGTTATTCAATGCTGGAACCCCTAGACCCCAATTAAGTTCATGCTACTTGGTCGCGATGGAAGATGATAGTATCGATGGAATTTATAGCACCTTGAAAGATTGTGCACAGATTTCCAAGTATTCTGGCGGTATTGGATTGCATATTCATAATATTCGCGCCAAGGATTCTTATATTCGCGGAACCAATGGCCGAACTGATGGACTCGTTCCCATGTTAAAGGTCTTCAATTCTACTGCAAGATATGTAAATCAAAGCGGAAAGCGAAATGGATCTTTTGCGGTTTATTTGGAGCCATGGCACGCGGATGTAGAGGATTTCTTGGATATGAAGAAGAATCATGGCGATGAAGAGTTGAGAGCGAGAGATCTCTTTTATGCACTCTGGATACCCGATCTTTTTATGGCGCGTGTAAAAGCTAATGAATTGTGGTCTTATTTTTGCCCACATGAGTGCCCGGGATTATCTGACGTTTATGGAGATGCATTCGATCAATTATATACATCTTATGAAGCCACAGGAAAAGCCAGAAAGGTGATAAAGGCTCGAGATTTGTGGGTTAAAATTATGGATTCACAAATGGAAACTGGAACGCCCTATTTACTTTATAAAGATGCAGCTAATCGAAAATCGAATCAGCAAAACTTGGGCACAATTAAGTCGAGTAACTTGTGCGTAGAAATTATGGAGTATTCGGATAAAGACGAGACCGCGGTTTGCAACTTGGCGAGTATTGGGTTACCGGCTTTTGTGGAAAACAAGATATTCAATTATGAAAAGCTTCACGCAGTTGTTAAAGTGGTTGCAGCAAATCTAAATAAAATTATTGATATTAACTTTTATCCTACTGTGAAAACTAAACGCAGTAATTTTCTTCATAGACCTATTGGTATTGGTATTCAAGGGCTTGCAGATACCTTTATCTTGATGGATATTGCATTTCATAGCGAAGAGGCCAAAACAGTCAATAAAATGATTTTTGAGACCATGTATCATGCAGCACTAGAAAAAAGTAATCAAATGGCATTGGCAATTAAAACCGACTATGAAGAGGAACAGATTCTATGTAACACAGGTTTAGAGTATTGCAAACTTGTCAGCGATTGGTCGCTTAAATATAGCCTAAGTTTGGCACATCGAGGTGCTTATATGTCATTCGATAATTCTCCAGCTAGCCGAGGAATTTTACAATTTGATATGTGGAACGTGACACCATCTGACAGATATAATTGGTCTGAACTAAAGCAATCAATTATAAGTCATGGATTGCGCAACTCGTTGCTCATTGCACCGATGCCTACTGCAAGTACATCACAAATTCTTGGTTACAATGAGTGTTTTGAGCCATTGACTAGTAATATTTATAGTCGTAGGACGATGGCGGGTGAATTTGTTGTTGCTAATAAATACTTGATGAATGAATTGATTGAGTTGAATCTGTGGAATGAAAAAATTAAAAATAATATTATTACGAATAAGGGTAGTGTGCAACAACTGACGATGTTGCCAGAGCATATTCGAAATAAATACAAGACTGTTTGGGAGATGCCAATGAAACATCTCATTGATATGGCTGCAGATCGAGGTGCTTATATTTGTCAGAGTCAGAGCATGAATTTGTGGCTTGAAGATCCTAATTATAATATTTTAACTTCGATGCATTTTTATTCTTGGTCAAAAGGATTGAAAACGGGAATTTATTATTTGCGAAGAAAGGGAAAGCATCAAGCACAACAATTTACCATTGAACCAGAGAAAAATACAGATAACAATGAAGAAGAAATATGCGATTTGTGTAGTGCGTAATTATTTTTTATATTGTTCATGAAAAAAATAAACAATATAAATTGTAAAAAGTAAAATATAAAACGTGCAAGTAATATTTATTTTTTATTTTTATTTTTTGATTTAATAAGAATCGTAACCACCATTGTAATTGCTGCCATAAAGTGAGCCCATTGGTGCATCATGCGATTCTTCTTGTTTGTAAGAATTGATTTCATCGATGATGGCTTGCGTATCGCAAATTTCTTTGTTGCCGATCTCATTCAAATCGACATCCTTCAAGTAAGTAAAACATGCAGACTTTGGATTTTTCTTGTCTCTTTTTTCTTCTCCGTAAAAGATGAAGCCGTTGCCTCTTTCACCGTTATATTGTTCTGCGCACTTTACACAATACCCTACAAATACCCCATTCCAAAACCCAACCGTCTTGCACATGGCGCAACACTCTGGACCTGTTTCAGTCAAATGATCCTTTGCCCAGACTAACGGAAAAGTTGGAGCATACTTTGTCCCGTCGTAGTTGTAAAATAACATGTCCCCTTGGTAGTTGTGGTGAAAATAAAGTTCGTGTGAAACGTTTGCTGGTTGAGCCATCTTGATTCCTATTCTGTTGCTTTCTTTAACCTTGTTAAAAAGCATTTCAATTTTTTTTTGAAAGTTTCTTTTTTTCATACATTTTTATAATCTTCAGGAAATTCTTTGATTAAATCTCTACAGCCAGATATAGCACCTTGTTGAATTAATTTTTCCTTTCTTTTTTTCGTAAATGATTTTAACCATTTATTTTTACTATTTTTACAAGTTTTTTGACAATATATATCATTACAACTTTTTAAATACATATTTTCAAGTAATTTTGCCAACGATGATTTTTTATTTGTTTTACGGAGAACCTTGATTGGTTGATATTTGAATTTTTTATTTAATTTTTTACTAAATTCTATTTCAACTCTTTCTTTTTCTGGAAGAAAAACCTTTTTACAAAAATTTTTGCACGTTTTATTTTTAGATTTAATTTTCTTAATTACCATTTATATTATATATTATAAAAACAGCGTTTGAAGTGTTAAGAGATATAAATGAATTTTAAACATATTCCTTGCAAATGCCAAATGTTCTTCGATGCCAAATCGTAATTCCGTGTTCTTTGATTCCGTCAATATGTTTTTTGGATCCATATCCTTTATTCGAGAGCAAGGAATACTTTTCTACCAACTCGGGATATTTAATACATAGATCCGCAATATAAGCGTCTCTAGCCACTTTGGCCAAAATAGAAGCAGCGGCAATACACGAATACTTATTATCGCCTTGTTCGATACATTCATATGGCAATGGTTCTATTTTTCCAGTTCCAGCATTATAACTGGTATAAGGTTTAAAATAATTACCATCAACAAGTAATTTTACTTTGTTATTTGCATTTTGTATAGGTTCTTGTTTTAAAATTTCACGAATGCACTTGTGCATAGATTGTTGCGTGGCTTGTAAAATATTAATTTCATCAATCGTTTTTTCATCTTCAAAACTGACTGACCATGCTATAGCATTTGCCTTTATATATTCAGCCGCTTCTTTTATCTTTGTTGTTGAATGAAACTTTTTACTATCTTTCATTTTGAAATGATCAAAAACATCATCTTTAGGTAAAATCACTGCTGCAGTATAAACTCTTCCAAATAAAGGACCTCTTCCGACTTCATCAATGCCAATTTCTAAAGTAGGGTCACTATTATTGAGAGATGTTGATAGCAAGGGAAGTGGTTTTGTTCGTGGCATTGTTTCTACTTTACTATAAGTAAATTTATTAAAATCAATTGTTTTTTTCACTATATACAATATACAATGCATATCATTTTAAAACATGGCTTACTTATTTTTTTGACAATTTTATTTGTATTACTTATTGGATACTCCATTTTAGGAATGAGACGAAAAGAAGCATTTGGTGGAATGGCGAAAGAAGTTGTTAATAATATGTATAGCGCTAATGTTAATTTTGAAAATAATATATACTCCATTCTTATTGTGAATGCAAAACAAGCTTCTGTAGCTACATTTTATACAAATCCTGTAACGATTGCTACTATGTCCAATATTACTACTGTTACATTTATGGGAGAATCGTCTGATTCTTTATGGAACAATGCAACGGCAACCATTTCTATTGATAACACACAAAAAACTTATACTGTAACATGCATATTATCTGATAATTCGGTTATGACTTTTACCGGGCCCATGGATGACTCTGATACTTCTAACAATGATTCTTCTAACAGTGATTCTTCTAACAGTGATTCTTCTAACAACTCAAACACTGATTATGAAAATTATAATCATTACGACGGTTCTTCATATCCTAGTATATTTTATGGGCCAAATGGAGCAAGCGCAAAAATTATGAATACATCAGGATCTGTTACCATAGTTTTTACGGATAGCACCGGAAAAACGACCATTTATTATTCTAAAAAGAATGATGCTTCAGCTGATAATAAAATTACACAAACCACTTATCATGGAGTCAATGGTGGAACCGCAACGATAACTGCTGGAAAAAATGGTCAATATGTTGTCAAAGTTGTAAGACCCGATGGAACAACAACTATATATTATCCAAGTAATTCCAATAGCGATTCTTTTACTACTATGCCGGCGCAAAATCCAACACCTCAAAATTGGCAAAGCTGGGCGGATTGGTTTAACCAAAGTGAAAGCCAAAGTGAAAGCCAAAATTCACAAAATCAATATTCCAATTATTTACCGCAAGGTATTCCAGCCTCTGCTATCCCATCGGGCAATGAAGACTTGTATATTTTGAAATCTGAAGTTGTCCCGCCAGTTTGTCCAATGTGTCCTACGGCAAATTGCCCACCATCAGATAAAAAATGTCCTCCATGCCCGGCTTGCGCACGTTGTCCCGAACCCGCTTTCGAATGCAAAAAAGTCCCCAATTATAATACAATTAATGATGATATGCTTCCTCAACCAATTATCCCGGGTTATTCAACATTTGGTATGTAGGCAACTTTTAGAAAAAGTTGCGCAAAATGGAAAGCAGTTTTTAGAAAAGTTGCGCAAAATAATAATGTGTATAAAACAAAATAAATATTTTTACAAACAGAATATATGTTCAATAAATTACTCATACTTTCAGCATTTCTTTTTGTACTACCCTTCTTGAACATTTTTTTTATAAGACAAAAAAAATGGTCAAATTATGAAAAGTTTTTATCCATATTATTTTTAATTAACTTCTTATTATCATTTCTATTCTGGTATCATCCTGTAAAAGATTCCATCATCCATAATCTTGATGCATTTTTTGTAAAATTTTCTATAGTATGCGTTTTTATTTATATCACATTCATTAAACAGATTGATATTTTTATCAATTTATTTTTTATGGAATGTTTTGTATATTTTACAGTTTAGCAATAATAAGTGACGCCTGTTCTAAAAAGGAATGGTGTTCTATTGAACATATTATATATCATTTTTGTATGCATATTATTGGAATTACAGGAAGTTATATTGCATTTATTTGATAATATAAATAAAATTATTATTTTACCTTGATACATTTTTTGTCCATTTGAAAGGTATCTATTTTTTTATCTTGGGGAACTATTTTCAAAATACATTTTGATTTTTTTCCATATAGCGGTTCGGTACATCCTTTTTCTTTTTTTGATTCCAATTTTAATTGTGATTTTTTTCTCTTTCTCCTTGTTTTATTTATATTTATTATAGGTTTCCCCTTTTCTTTTAGATCTTTAGTGCATCTGGCTCGAAAATGTTCGTATCTTTCTCTCACATCATCATAGGTTAAATTCGACTTTTTATTCAGCATTCGATTTATTAATTCATGTAGTTCATAAATATATCTAGAAAAAGTTTCTCGACTTTGCATATCTTCCATTGTCAAAGGAAGCTGTTTAAAATTTTTCTCCAAATTCATTCTACAGTATTTGCATGGGAGGACGTATTGTAAATTTAATACAAAATCGCGATAATGTTCTTTATCTGCCTCTGTTGGTTCCACGGGATAATTAAAGCTCATTGTATGTAAAAATAACCAAATAGCTGGCCCCCATACAGTAGTAAGCATACCATCACCACTCAAATAATCTTGTTCGCCATAAGTTTTCTCTCGAAATGTATATGTCTTGGAAGTCGATCTAACTTTTTTTGTTTTATTCTGCATTTTACAACTGTTATATTATGCAAAGAGTATTTTAGAAACAAATTTTATTACAAGTTTAAAATACCGAGTTTTCTTCTAAATACATATATATTTAGTATAAATGCCAGAGATGCCACCACAATTTATACGAGGAGGAACTGAGCCTAGTATGTTATCTAAAGCAACATCTTTTTTCACGGTTAGAAATATGCTAATTTTACTTGCTCTTATTGTTCTTGGTTATGTAGGCTATTATATCTATAAAACATATACATCCAAATCTTTATTTAATTATAGATCGAATACTACAGGAGCGCTTGAAGACAATGGTACAACATCATCTAATGGTAAAGAAGCTGAATTAATGCTTTTTTATACTGATTGGTGTCCTCATTGCAAAACAGCAAAGCCTGAATGGGAACAAGTAAAAACCGAATATGATGGTAAAACAATCAATGGATATCAAATTGTCTTTACAGAAGTAAATTGCACAAATGAAACACCTGATGTCGAGAAAATGATGGAGACCTATAAAATTGAAGGCTATCCTACTATTAAATTATTAAAAGATGGACAGGTCATTGAGTTTGATGCAAAACCAAGTAGAGCCAACTTGAATCAATTTCTAAATACGGTTCTTTAAGTTAAAAAATAAATATATTATTTTATAATTAGTAAAAATAATATATTTACTGACAAAATATAACATTGTAAATGCATTGGCAACCTAAAATCGCAATATCTTTTTTCTAATTTTAATAATTTTAATAATT